TTACTCCCAATTCGACTTATTCTTGTTTACTGCCTGATACACCAAGTCATTTCGGCGGGCCAGTAGCTCGTCAATGCGCCGGCGCTTCTCCTCTGCGTTCATGGTGCGGTCACGCTGGATCAGCTCAATTCTGTTGCGTACCACCCGCACCTGCTGCTGGGTGCGACTCAGACTGCGACGCGATTTCAAGATCCCGCCTTGCTCATCCAGCAGCTCATTTGCCCTGTCTGGCAACCCCTCGCTGCGGTACTGGTCAACGGTGCGCTTGAGCTGGTTCACCTCGTTGAGCATCTGGTAAAACTCCTCAATGTGCTGGGTGGACTTGGCCGGACCGGAGCCGCGGTACACGGCTTTCACCAGCGGGATTTCGTCTGCCCGCCAGCTTGCCGACTCGCCGGGTCTGGCTGCCCGGATCAGACCATCGGCAGCGGCCATCACATAGCTGCCCATGGTACCGGTATAACCAATTACCAAGTGTTCAAGCTGCTGGGGTGAGAGACCAGACAGGTCACCAAGCTCGCGCATCAGCAAGCTGGTCTGCTCGTTGTAACGAGCCTCGGCTTTGACGGCCAGATCCTGCGGGTTATCAATGGGGCCGCCACGGAAGCTGTCATAGTTGAAGGCCGCCTCCACCAGCGGCTTCACGATCTGCGGGGTCGGGTTGAGCGCGAAGGTATCGCCGATCGCCCGGGCCACTGCCTTGCCGAACTGAGCGCCAGTATCCTTGTCTCCCATGGCGCGCACCATGCGCTCCGGGATGGTGCCAAACATCACACCAATCTCGAACGGCTTGGGGATGCGGAAGTGCTGATCACCAACGAAGAAATGCCAGTTGGCGTCCTTATCCCAATCCGGCAGCTCTTCATATCGCTCATCATCCCAGTTGGCGGCCAGCAGGCCGAGCGACATGGCGGTGATTATGCCGGCACGCTTGGCAATTTCACGCGGATTGTCACGCAGCTCCCTGGTCAATTTACCCAGGCCCTGCAGGCGAGCGTTGAAGAACGGCAGGATCATGGCTGCGCCTTGAATGGCTCGTGCCGCCCCAAGCATGGAGAAGTCCATCAAGTCCTTTGACTCGAAAGCCGCCTGCGCGTGGCTCTTGCCTGCCTTGATTGCCGCATCATAGACCGCCTCACGGTTGGCGTTCTCCAGCGCCTCGCCATAGCGGTTGTACTTCTCCCACACATTCGCGACCACGCCCTTGGCTTGAGCTGCATTGCGGATGATGCTCTTTTCGTAGCGGGCAATCTGCTCCGGCGTCATCCCCTTGCGGCGCAGCGACTTGCGCACGGTATCGGCCATGGCCGTCGGGTCGTTCCCGTTGACATAGCCGCCCAGGAAGCTGGCTCCGCTGAACATCACATCAATGGTGCTTCCATCCATCGCCAGGGTCTTCTTAACCCCCTTGATGGAGTCGATCACCGGCTTGAAGCCGTCCTTGCTGATCGCCCAACTGGAGAGCGAATCGCGCAGGAAGTTGCGCAGCATAAATTCCGGCGAGGCTGTCACCCCGGCCGTCAGCAGCCGCTTGGCTTTGGATGCCATATTGACCATTGAACCGAATGGCTGGCGGTCAAAGAAAGTCATGGCCCGGTAAAGGTCAGGATCCTCAACCCGGATCATGTAGTCCTCCCCTTCCAGCTTGACGGTGATCAGGTCCTTGCCGTTCTTGAGTGCGCGCCAGTCCATCATGTTGGGCTTGGCGACCACCTCGATGAGGCCAGTATCCGCAAGATTCCACACGGTCTTTTGCGCCGCCATGTTCTTCATCGAGGCGTCGATCAGCTTGCTGGTGCTGGTGAAGATGTTCTCGAGCAGGTCGTTGGTATTGGCCTCGCCTCCCTTGAGCTTCTTGATGCCGGCGTTCTGGTTGGCAATCCCCTTTGGCTTGAAGGGGGCGATCACATCGCCGTCTTCGGATTCCCGGAAGAACGGGATGTACCACTCGTTTTCGAACTCGGCCCGCGCTTCTTTGGTGAACAAGCCAGCCTCCTGCGCCAGATCCAGCGTTGCAGCATTGAGTCGATTCCAGCGCGCCTTGGCCTCCATGAATTTGGCCTCCTTGCCCTTGCCAAGCCCTTTCAGCGCTGCGATATCCTGCTCGCTCAGCAGGTTCTCACGCCCCTGCTCCATCAGCAGTTCCGCCCGGTGGCCGGCCATCCAGCCCAGCCAGTTGTGCAGATCGGTCCCCAGACTGGAGAAAATGCCCAGCAGCGCGTCTTTCTCGCCGGTACCAACCTTGCGCTGGATCACCCCATCCTTCCACTCCGGCAGGCCATAGAGCATGGTCGCCTGCATGGTGGAGGCCGCCCCAGTAGCCATCCTCGCCGCCACGTAGCCTGAGTCGGCCGCATCGGTAAGGCCTGCTGCATCCTCGGCGTACTTGATGGGGGCCAGGGCGTCGAGCACCTCGGTGTTGGCCTTCTTGATGAAACGGTCCACCCATGACTCCACCACGCCGCGGTCAACCTTGCGCATCTTGTCCAGGTTGATTTTGGTCTTGTCGATGATGTCTGGCTTGGGGCCGAGATTGAGCTTTTCCATTGCCTTATCAGCGGTGGTGGCTGCCAGACTCATCTTGACACCGCCTTTCTTGGTCGGCGCCTGAGCATCCTCTTGGCTGAACTTCTTGCCACCATCAGGGCCGTTATCATCTGGGCCGTTGCGCTGCAGCTTCTTGCCCAGCCCCTCAATCAGGGAGCGCGTTTCTGCGGCGGTAATACCATCAGGCACAAAGCCCACCGCACGCAGCGCCCTGGTAACCCAGGCCACAACCCGATCCCAACCACGGCCCCAGATTCCCTGTTCCAGTTCGGCGAGGTGGGCCACCACCTCTTCAGCCCTGGTGCCGATATCCTCGTCGGCATAATGCGTGTTTACCCAGTCCCACACTGGTTTCATGCTGGGGTCTTTCTGCGACTGAATGAGCCGGCTCATGAGCTTGGTGTACTCTCCATCACCAAGCACGTTGGCGAGGCCATAGTGGGCCAGCACCTCATGGCGCAGGATCTCGCGCATCCGCCTGTGGTCTGAGATGGTGTCTGCCGCCACGTGCAGGGTGCCAGCGTCGTCGTCGAATGCCGCGCGCCGGATCAGCCCCTCCTTGGCATCTAACCCAAGCACGCCCTCAAGCTCACCCTGGGTGGTATGGATCTGCACCTTGATACCGCTTGCCCCCCGGTACTGCTTGAACCAGCCGCTGGATACAAGCTCAGCCTCTTTACGGGTCAGGTGCTTGGCTGGCTTGTTGCCCTGGGCCATGGCCTGCTTAGAGAAGCTGACCGCCTTCGCAGCACCACCAACGGCCTGGGCTGCGATGGGAGATTTCGTATCCCCTTCCTTCACCCAGCGTTTGAATTCTTCCAGCGGCATTGCCTTGATCGTGCCCAGTCCCTTCCAGCCCTTCTCATAGTTGGCGAGGTAACCATCCCGAGCGGCCTGCTCACCAGCAAAGCCCATCATCACCTTGTGCTCATCAAACTCGCCAGTTTTTGGGTTGACCTGATCCACAACATAAACTGTCTCGCTACCCGGCTGATCACCAATGAACACATCAACGTGATCACCGTCAGCCCCTAGGCTGCGTTTGATATAGCCATAGTCGTGGGCCATGATGGATTGCCACACTTTGCCATCCCGATCAGTACCGGAGCGGGTAGAGCCTTTAGGGTTCTCGAGCGCGATATCCAGCCCCTGCAGCGTGAGGTGGCCCTTCTTGTAGTTGCCGGCCTCCTTCTGCGCCTCGGTAGGCTCAGGCGCCACCTCAGCGCGGGCCGCTTCGATCTGTTGCACAGGCTCACTGGCGGCTGGCGCCACATATTCGCGCACCTTGGCCGCCGATGACTTGGCCACTAACAGGCCTCCCTTGCCTGGGATCACCTTTACGCCGCTCTCCTTGGCCCACGGCTTGATGATTGGCCCTTCGCCTTTCAGGGTGATGGTGCCATCCGAGTTATCGATGGCTTCCGCCCACGGTGTTGGCGCAGCGGCAGGTGTCGGCGTCACTACCTCTGGTTGCACCACCTCAGATGTAGAAACCCCGGCATCAGTGGCCGGGGTTGTCAGTGTTTGGTCATTCTGCTGCTGTCCATCAGGTATAAATGCAGGCGAAAAGATATCTGCCCGATCTCCGGCTCCAGTTCCCTGGGTGACTCCGGTAATGGCTGGTTCAGCGCCTGCTGCAGCTGGTTTGCCTGTGACAGGCTGATCACCTTGTCGTTCACTGCCGATTGCAGGTACTGGGGTAACTGGCTCATTGCTTACCTCTGCTTGCGGTTGGTTCGTGGGGATCACCTCGCGGTATCCGGTATCGATTGCTGGCGCGAGTTGGCTGATATCGCCGGCTGGTGCGGGCTGGGACGGAACTGTTTCAGCGGTTGTGCTTGCCGCTGACAGGTCAGAAGGTTGACTCGAGTCGGCCATGCCTGTGTCACCGAGCGGTGGGGGGCTGGGTTGCGTGGCTGTGGCCGCCTGTACCTGCTCCACTTCGGCGATCTCGGCCACACCAAAGCCGCCACCATTGAGCGGCACCGGCATCTCCTTGCCCTTGCGGCTGGCCATAGCGGCCTCTTTCTCGCTGGCAAACGGCTTGCCTCTGCGGGTGATGCGGAGAGTCTGGAGTTGGCCAACAATTGCATCCAGTGCCGGGAGCTCGGTTGACTGCGCCAATGGTGACTCCACCACATCTTCGGTGGGGGACGGCTGCTGCTCTGCCATCACGGGCTCGACGATAGCCTCATCCTGCTGAGGCGTGGCCTGCGAAAGAAGATCGTCAACGGCAGAGGCCGGGGATCCTGCAGGCACCTCCTGCGCCTGGTCATTCTCTGCCACGCCTTTGAAATGACTAGCGGTATCGTCGCGGCGCAAATAGGCCGGCACATCGCGCACCTCGTCGAACTGGCTGGCGCTGGGGCCAAGCGGGTTTTGCTCACCGATAGGCATCACCGGTTCAGCAACAGTATCGACAGCAGGGGCCAAACCCGGCTCTACCGGAGCGGAAACCGTATCAGCCGGCACTGGTTCACCCTGCTCAATGGGTGCTACCTCTTCCGCCAAGGCGGGGTCTACCTGGGCGCCTCCTTCGCTTTCTACCTGCGACTTGCCTCCGCGCAGGCCACCGACACCACCCAGCGCGCCACCGGTCCCCATGCCAATCAAGCCGCCCTCCAGCGCACTGGACACAACCCCTTTCATGGGGTCGATATCAGCGGCGGCCACCTCGTTGAGGGATTCGTTGACGGCGTATTGCTGCACCCCCTCCTCCAGGGTTTCGCTGATACCCTCACCTGCCGCCCCCTTGGCAGCACCTTTCAGCACTCCACCAGTTGCGGCTTTGCCAGCCAGCATCTTGAACAGCATGGCGTCGCCCATCATGGAGCCCATGGCGGCAGCCCCCCACACCTTAGCGTCGCTCATGGTAGCCCGGCTGGCCATATTGGCCGTCTCCTCCCGGGCCAGCCCCAGCTTCTCCTCATCGGAGAGGTGCTGTGTCTGCTGATCCTGGTCGATTCGCGTGAATGACTGGCGGAAGGTGTCACTGGCAGCCAGCTCATCAAAGCTCATTCCCAGCACGGTGTCACGGGTGTTCACCCCAGCGCTGCCAACCGACCCAGTCGCCCCCGTTGTCACGGCAGCACCGGTGGCGATTTTGGAAACGGCCTTGGCGGCAACCGCTTCGGCTACCTCCTGGGTCGCGCCACGCTTTACCATGGAGGCGGTGACGGCGCGGCCAATAGAGGCTTTGGCAGCCACACCTGTGACGCCGCCAGCCATCAAGGTCGGCAGTATGGAGCCGACGCCCTGTGCCATTTTCATGGCCCAGACATCGATATCCCCCGCACCATCCCCCAGGGTCAAACGACCTTCCGGCGTTTCATCAATCAGCCTGCGCCCCATGGCCTCCTTGGCATCCGCGCTCATCCCCTCGGTCAGTGACTCAGCCCCTGATGTAGCCAGGTCGCCGGCGCCGGCCACCATATCCAGTACGGGGCTCAGCTTGTTGGCCATCTTGGCGCGGGCCTGCTCCAGGTAATCCCCCCCCTGCTTATCAGCGCTCTCCTTGCCGAAGTTGCTGGCCTGCCGTGCCAACTCGCCAATGCCGCCAACCAGATCCAGTGCGCCAGCTCCCACCCCGCGCGCCACATCGCCCAGACCGACATCAAGGTCGCGCTTGGTGGTAGATTGGCCGGCTTGTGCTGGGGCAGCAGTGGCAGCTGACAGGCTGCTATCGAGATTGCTCCAGAATGGATCGGTGCGAGTGTCAGATGATTGCGGCTTTGGCAGGGCGTCACGCAGTCCAGGCTTGTCCATGGTGTCCTCGGGTTTCTAGCAAAAGAAAAGCCCCGACCGGCGAACCGATCAGGGCTATATTGGATGGGGTGGCCAGCATGCAGACTGACCGACTATGGGGAGATGCTAACGCTGGGGTGGTTGAAAGGCAACTAGCGGCGGGCCTGTGCCAGGCTCATAGCCTGATAGGCATTGACCTGTGTATCGCGCAACCGGTTGGCTGTCACAGTCGCCTGCTCCGCCTTCTTCTGCTCTGCGGCCTGTTGGCGCCAAAGCTCGAACGCGGTGTTCATCCTGGTGGGGTTACCCAGTAGCCCTTTCAGCTTGCCATGTTGGTTCGCTTCCTTGATGAACTGCAGGCGCTCTGGATCTCCACCAGTCCACGCCTTGATTGGGGCCTCCTGCTTTGGCTCATCCGTTTTGCTGATCATGCCGTAGGTGTCCGCAAGCGCCGCCTTGCTCTGCTCCAGCTGGGCGTCCAGGGCATCCAGCTGCAGGTCTTTATCCTCTGCGTTGCTGGCAGAGATGCGCGCCCTGTTCTGGCCGTGCTGCTTCTCCAGCTCGGTGACGGCTTTCTTGTAGCCACCCTGGTCAGGCCCAGCCGTCAGGCCGAGAGATGTGCGCAGCTGATCTGCATTGCCAATCATGTGCTTGGCCAGGGCTGCCCGCTGATATGCAGGCTTTAAGAAGTCGTTGATGGGGATGACCTTGGGGTCATCGTCCGGCGCCGCGGTGCGGTTGTTGGTCACTGGTCGCACCGCCTTGCTACCGTCGTCATAAGTTACCTCCACCCCTAGCACTACACCGCGCCCGTCCGGTGTGATCATGATGTTGTTAAGCTGCTTGCCGGTGATGGTCTTGCCGCTCTCCGGGTCAATGTCACCAACCCCTTTGCTGACCTCATCCTGATAGAGGGTGCCGGCCGCTTTGATGAACTGCGGGTTATTGACTGCGGCATGCCCCTCGGGCGTGGTTGGATCGAGCTTACCCTCCTGGGCCTGGCGCACCAGGTTACCGGCATAAGTGACAAAAGTCTTGCCGGCGTCGGCATAATCCTGCTGCAGATAGCGCTCCGGATTGAAGGAGCCAGCCCGCGGATCTCGCACAACCCCCCAGAATTTCTCACCCGGGTCTTTGCCCTCGGCCACCGCCTGCCAACCAGACTGGATGATCGGCAGGTTCTCCTGCTGGAACAGTTGTTTGTTGCGCTGCTCTTTCTGCCACTCATACTCCTGCTGTTGGCGAGTATCCTGCGCCGCAGCGCGACGTTCCGCAGCACTGGCGCGCGCCTCTGACGATTTTACCTGCCTCTCTGTCAGAGCAAACTGTCGGTCATAGCGGGCATCAGCCAGCTTATCGCGACCCATGCTGTACTCCCGTTCCCCCTGGTACCGCTCGTCTGCCACCTTCTGCCGATCCTGCTCGTTCTGCCACATGGCATCCCGCAGGCTCATGGCCTTGTCCATCCGCCCATCTTCTTTCTGGCCCCGCTGATAGCGGTCCATGGTGTTGAAGCCGGCCAGAAACCCTTCTGCCAATCCCGATACGCTCATCATGCCCCCTTAAAATAAGCTGCTTGCCAGAAAACCAACGCCCGCCCCAATGAGCGCGCCGACGGGACCGCCAACCGAACCATAGGATGCGCCGATCATCGCGCCAGTGGCGGCGCCGGCACCAGCGGCAGACATCTTGGCCTGCTTCTCCTGCGTCTTGAGTTGCTTGTTCCCCATCTCAATTTCGTTCTCACGGTTGGCTGCATCACGCAGCCCCGCCATGCCCTGTTGGCGCGTTTGAGCGCCAATATCCAGAATTCCGTAACCCATCAGACCTTACCCCCTGTCTTGATTGCTTCACGCAGTCCAGCATCTGCCCCTGTCAGGATCCCCATCTGGCGGAATTGCTCTTGCTCACGAAGGCCGTTCTCAGTGCCGGCAGTCATCAAGGCCATGCGCAGACCCTGGCTGTTGTCATTGGCGCCCTGGCTTTGGCTAACCCCCATCCTGGCCATTCGGTTGTCAGTTGCTTGCTTGGCGGCTGCCAGCGAGTTCTGGTTGTTCTGGTCTACCCGGCCAAGCTGATCCCGCAGCAATTGGCCATTGGTGGCCAACTCCATCAGCTCCTTCTGCTTGGGGTAGAAACGAGTCTTCCAGTCCTGGTAGCTATCGCGCGTGATCTGGGCAAATTTGTCTGCGGCATATCCCATGGCTAACCTCTTAATAACCTTTGTTTTGCAACACTGATGCAGTAGGGCTGATCTTCTTGCTTTCCACTGCAGCCGGCGCTTTCAACTGGCCAAGGCCATATGCCGTGCCTGCGCCGGCCACCGCACCCACCAACCCCGCAGTCGCCTGCTTGCTCTGAAACGATGTCTGAGCATCACTTGCAGCCTTACGCAGGCTGGTGTTGGCCACATCCCCCATCCCAGCAAGTGCCTCAGCTTTCTGGCCGGCGCCAATGCTGACCACATCCTTGAGTCCTGCCACATAACGGTCTTGCTGGCTGGACTGTGCTCGGTTGGTCGTATCGGTCTGGCTCAGAGCCTGATCCGTCTCCAAATTGGACATGGCCGATTGGTACTTGCCGCTGGTTGGGTCCACGCCTCCGGCAGCCAGGGAGTCAGCCAATCCTGAGCGCGCCTCACCAAAGGACTGAGCAGTTCCCAGCGCAGCGGTGCCGGCAAGCTTGTCGTATTCGCGTTCGCTGTTGAGGTCATCCACCTTGTCCATGAAGATGTCCTCATACTGCTGCAGGTCACTCTTGTAGACATTCCACTGCTCTGTGGCCACATCAGCCGCGGCCTTCTGGGCCTCGGTTTCCTTGATTTCGTTTGAACCGCCCTTTCCCATCCCCTCACCTCACCTCACAAGTTGATCTGAAATACAAACATGCCGTCAGCATCATCTGGCTGACGCTCCCACCCCATTCTTGGTGCAACCTTGAGCCACCCCTTGCGCGTCGAATGGAAGCGAAGCCAGCGGGCGCCAATCATGCGAGCCAACCGCTTCACTTCCGACAGGTGGCGCTCTGGCGCCCCACCATCCCCCCATCCAACCCACACCAGGACCCCGGTAATGCCCTGCTTCACCACCGGTTTCAACACAAAGCCATCAGCGCCGCGCACAAACAAAAACGCCACCCGATTTTGGATGGCGTCTTGTAGTTCAGCGGATAGCCTGGGGTTTCCGGTATCTCCGGCGATACGGCAAAGAGGCGGTATTTTCATAACTCACGCCAAACATACGATTGAGAGGCACGAACTTGATGCATACGGATAGCCCTTGTTATCCCTGTCATAACTGATTGTGTGGGCCTGGTTTGCAGCAAGTAAGAACTCGAAATTGTGATTCATGGTAGAACCCTGCCCCATCCCATAGTCACGTGCGGTTAGTGAGCCTATCGCCACGCCATTGACATATACAGTGGCAGTTGTAGTTGAGGAGCCACTAGACACCGTTAGCATGAAAGTGCATTTTCTAGTGAACGGCATGGCTGGCAACCAGACTGGCGAAGCCAGGTTCAGTGCGTATGTTCTTACGATGTCACCCACAATCCTCTCGGCGTAGATGGTCCCTTTGACTATACAGTCCTGCTCAATGGTGCAGTTGCCAAGTGACATGTTTCGAACATAACCACCTTCCGCATGGAGTCGGTTGGTGTATATGCTTCCGTCCGCATAGATAATCGTGTACCAACCCCATCCCCAGCCTCCATATGGCCCGCCCTTGCCGAAGCCAGCAGCCCCTCCAGCCATGAAGGCATTCCCCATATCGATCTGGCCACCGTTGATCAGTGGGGAGCTGATGCTCACCCCCGCTTTCACAAAATCAGCCGTGATCTTCTCGGAGTTCAAGATCTGAATGGTAGCCTTGCGGATGATGGCCTCGGCGATCACCGTCTGCCCATTATCGATGGCGAACAATGGCGCCATGGGTGTGGCGCTGTTGGGATTGAACACGAACACCTGGCTGGCGGAGAGGGCAACTTGGCTAGTACCATCGGACTTGGCAATCAGACCAATCCCGGCTGTTATTTGCCCGGCAGTGGCTTTTGCCGTCCACATCGCCTGGGCGCCGTTCTGCAGGTCGGCAATCGCCTTGCTCTGCTGTTGGACAGCCGCTGCGTTTGCTGCAATACGTGAGTCATCGGTAGCCACCCACGCAGTCCCGCTGTAACGGTATGGCCGGTTGTTATTGGCAGTGTCAAACCACAGGTCGCCAGTACCCATGCCAGTGCCTGGTGCTGTGGCTTGGAAGAATGTCTTGTTCTTGCTGCCGGCGACGGCGGAAACTGTGTTTATCTGGCTGGCCAGCGATTCCACTGCATTGGCTCGGGTTGTCGCCTCCTCGTTGATGCGCCCAGATAGCGCAGCATCAGCCGTCTCCATGGCGGACTGCTGCTGGCTCAATTTCTCGGTCATGGCTGAGTTTGCGTCAGCGCTGGCCTTGGCCACCTCGGCAATAGAGGCAGACAGCGACTGGTCAACCCCCTCTATCTGCGCCTCAAGCACCGATGTCTTTTGTGCCAACGCATCAACTGCCGTGCTGCGCACCAGCCGCTCCTCGGTGACCTGACTGTGCAGGTCGGCACTATCCGCCTTGTAATCTGCGGTGAGCTGCGTCACATCTCTTGCCAACGCCTCATGGGTATTGGCCAGAGTTTGCTGCTGAGTGATGATCTTGCCACGCGCCTTGCGGTTCTCCCGGTCGCGCTCATCACTGGCCAGAGCCCCTTCGACATCAGTCTGACCAACAAGGTCGATGGATGACTCCATGTTTTCCTGACGCTGAGCCAGGGCCTGGCTGGTGTCAGCAACCACTTTTTCCAGGTTGGAAATGCTGGAGGCATTGGCTGCATCCCCTTCCTTGACGCTGGCATCCAACGTGGTTACCCGCTGAGCTAGTGCGCCGTCTCCATCCGCCCGCGCCTGCTCTTCTTGGGCTACACGGGCGCTCAGGTCACCAAGTTCGCCATCCACACTGGCAGTCAGCTCGTCAACTCGCCGCGACATAGCTTCATCAGCTGTCGCTCTTGCCTCTGATTCGCTGGCGATACCTGCGCTCAGTTCGTTGTCTGCGCCGGTCAGCTCAGCATGCATCTGGTCTTGGCGCAGCGCCAGCGCACTGTCACCGTCTGCCGACGCCTTTTCCAGAGCCTTGATGGATGCAGCGGTTTCTCCAAACGCCCCGCTTGTTGACGCCTTGAGATCATCAATGCTCTGAGCCAGGGCACTATCCGCATCGGCAAACACCTCCTCCACACCGGAGATGCGCGCCTGAGTGTCAGCATCCTTTCCCTCAAATTTCACATTCATGTCGGTGATGCGCTTGGCCTGGGCGCCCTGCTCATTAACGATCACCTGCTGCTGCGTGCGAATGGCGCCAAAGGACTTCCGGTTTCCCCTGTCCCGCTCATCCCCTGCCAGGGCGGCATCAATCGCTGCCTGACCGGCGTCACCAGCCCCATCTGCCTTGTCCTTGGCCAGTTCGACTTCAGCTTTAATTTCATCGAATCGCCCGGCCGTTATCCCACCGTTCGACTCGATAACCTCCTCCAGCGCGCTGATCTTGCCTTCCGCTTCACCAGCCCTCACCTCCAGCCCACTGACACGCTGGGCCGTCACGCCGTCAGCCTCAGCCGTCACGCGCGCCAGCTCGGTGATCCTGGCATCAAGCGCCTCATCACCGCTGTTGACGGTGGCCTGCAGCCCATCAATGCGCTGAGCTTGGCTCGATAGCTCATCGGTATGAACCGTCAGCTTGCTCTCAGCATTGGCCAGCCGTTCGCCCTGTTCGTCCACCTGCTGTTGAGTTGCCTTCTGTGCCAACTCGCCTTTGGTGGCATTCAACTCCTGACCGATCTGGGTGACCTTCTTCTGCTCGTCGGTAAACTCCCCCTTGGTCACTGTTTGGCTCAAGCTGGCATCGAGCCCATTGATGCGCTGCTCCGCCTCGGTGATGCGTTTCCCCTGGCCGTCCACTGTGACGTTGTCGGCTTTGCTGGCTATCTGACCAGACACAGCATCCAGGCCCTGGTGAACCTCTGTGATAGAGGTCCGCATCTCTTCACGGACAGCATTCACCGCGTCCATGGTGATGCTGCCATTCTCAGGGTCAACCTTGAATACCGCATCGCGGAAACTGTCAAAGTCACCCTTGTACTTGTCTATTTTGTTGTTCAGCCTGTCCTGAACCAGGCCAATGTCGATGCTGGCATTGCCAAGCTGCGCCTGGGCATCCTTAAGAAGATCTTCACTTTCAAGTTGCTTCTGGCTGAGTGATGCCAGGTCTCCCTCGATGCTTGGGATCTTGTTCTGGATGGTGCCGATAGACACATCGATTTCTTCCAGCCTGGGGCGAATCGCCTCAACATCAAGAGTTAACTGCGGGACCTGTTTGATAGGGGCAAGCAGCTCCTTGGTTAAGTGGCTCTCCTCAATCTTCCCCTGCAGCTCATCGAGAATGTCCTGCACATCGCGGCTAGTCTCCGCCATGACTCCGTTGGCGTTAAAGGGGCCGGCATCATCCTTGCCATTTACGAAACGCGCCCAGTAGTAGAACTGCGCCCCCTTGCCAATGGCGTCAGAGAACACATTGGCCAAGGTGGTACCGACCAGCGTGGCTGCAGGCAGGCTATCTGTCTCGGCTCGCCATATCTCGGTATGAGCGTGGCCACGGTAGTTGGGGCTATCCCATTCAACCACCACGGTATGAAACGCCCCATTTGCCTGCACATTGACCGGTGCATGGGGCTTGTCATAAATGCCGGTCGGGAAAAGGTCCGGGTTCTTGCCTGGGTTGTAGGCACCACCGGCCCCAGGGCGCAGAGTGGCCAAGCCAAGCTCTGTCAGTTCTCTTAGCGTTACCGCCTTGTCCAGCTTGTTGCCTCGCTGCCCAGTAAGCAGCTCCACGTTTTCGGCGGTCGCTGCCGGGTCCCGCCCGGCCCGGTATGCAGGTTTTTCCATTACATCAACTCCACCATCGATCCCGCCAACGTGATACGCCGCACAGTGGAGGTGCCAAACACCTCGATTTGCCACCACCGGCCACGCACTGGCGGAAGCCTGAAGGCGCTGGTCGTCAGGTTGCCAGGCGACAACTCCATCACCTGCTGATTGTCTACAAACAACCGCACCCCGACCTTGCTGAGATCCGAGGCCAGGATCCTGCAGCACCCATAGGACGCGCCACCGACAACCATGAAGACCTTTGAACGCCAGACAAGCTGGCCATTGCCAGCCTCGCCGCCACGCCAGATGTGCAGGTCACGCCCCTTGGCTACAAACAGGCTGTCGCTCTCCATGTCAGAGACGGCGGCATCCCAGCGATTAGTCAACTCGCGCAGGTCGCCCGACTTTGGATCAAAGATAAAGGCGTGGGTGTCTGTCAGGCCTACGTACTTGCCATCGTGATGCCAGGCACGCAGGGTTTCCGGCTTCATGGCCCGCCACTGCTTGCGAGTGATCACCTGCTCGGTCACCACTTGCCCACCACTGGCACCAATGCCAACCAGTCCATCCGGCGAGGCATACAGCACCACCCCATCCATAGACACCATGGAGCTGGCGCTGATGCATGCCTGTGGCAACTGGCTGAGCTTCTGGTTTGTTACAGAGGAGGAGCTCACACCTTGGGCCAGATAGGGGTAACCCTTGGTACCTATCACCAGCGCGGTATCAATGGCGGCGATCGCCACAATGTCGTGCTCTGTGGTGAGCCGGTATTTCTCCGGCCAGGCATAGGGCAGATAGGGCTCGCACAGATAGAGCGAGTTGCCAGCGAACCCGGCACACATGCCGTTGGCCATCTGGCAGAGGCCACGCAGAGCCGCTGGGGGGGGAGCGTAATCGTAAGTCTCCAAGACAGGACCAAGTTCACCATCAGCGCGGCTATCTACAAATGAAGCTTGCGCAATAGGCAGCTCAGCGACCAGCAGGTAATCAGCCAGGCCGCCACCGGAGACAGACCGGTAGATCCGGCGCTTGGTGATGTTGTTGTCCTGCGACTGCGGGGGGGATAACGCCAGCGTCACCGTTGACCCTGGGATGGGGATCGCCACCTTGCCGCTAACAGGTCCTGGTGGCCCCTCCTCGCCCATGGCAGTCACGTAGGTATCTACGTAGTAGCGGGTCTCGTCATCGGTAGTGTCGTCATCCTTGCCGCCATCTGGCGGCGTGATAGCGCCAATCCCGACCGGAACGCCTGGCGCAGGCACCCCAAGCCGATACCAGGCTGTCGGCTTGTTGCTGCCGCCAGTGGCGATCTGAGCATGGGTCACCTTGGGGTATTCCCCATCGGTGTAGTAGACGCGCTGATACCCATCCTGGGCGATTGGAGAATGGATGGCCTCAACCACCTTGTTCCATGCGAACCAGTGATCGCCATAGCGTAACAGGGTCTTTGGTGTGATTGGCAACACCACTCCGACGCTAATATCCTCCTCGAGGGGCGAGATTACGCCGTGATCGAAATGGCAATCGCGGGCCACCACGGCCACTTCATCAGACAAAAGGTGAGGCTCCACGCGCGGCGTTACTCCTCGCATGGTGACGATATCGATGGCTGACATGGGATTCTCGGCGGGCAGGAAACAAAAAGGCCCACTCAGAATAGAGCAGGCCATGATGGGTAAATCCTAACGCTGACAGCGCCAGGAGGCAAGGCTCACATACCAGCCGGATCTGAGGCCCAGACATATTGCGGGGTTTCGACAACCACGGTTACCGGCGCCAGCGCGGTGGCCATTGCGAGGTCTTGGGTGCGCACGTTGGCGTGATAGCCCGGTACAGGCTCGCGCACCGGCAGACCCTCATCATCCACCACGGAGGTGGGGCGGGTAACCATGCCGGGCGGCAGAAGTTGCAGCGATGCGGTGGGGTGATAGAGGGTGCCGGTCTCGCTGTCCGTGATAAAGCCGGCGGCCAGCAGGGCTTTGGTCATAGCGGCCTTATCGGCCGCTTTGAGGTTGAGGTCGATAAAGTTTGTCATACTACCGCCTTGAGTTGGTCATCGGTGAAAGCTCGGTGCCAGATGCGAAGGTTGCGAACATGGCCATAAAGTGGCACTGAGCCAGCAGCACCAGCGCCGATGGTTACGTTCGATGTAGCGTTGGCGGGGCCGCTAGGTGTGGCTGCTGCAATGTTTTTTCCTGTCAAACGCAATGCGTGGCGGGTTGGGGAGGTTGACGCAACCGCCAGCGATCCGGGTCCAATGGGGGGGGTACCTACCACCAGCGGTGATGTTCCGCAATAGGATTCGAAATTGCCAGTTAGGGTAACCTGCATAATATACCTGGGAACCGCCGGGGCGGCATACTCAATAATTCGCTGGCTAGCCTGGACCACACCAAGCACGTCATAATTCAGCGCGACGGTGACCGTAGCGGGATTGATGTTCATCGCCCACGGAATGGTGACAATATCAGCAGCCCTCGTGGCAGCCGCACCAGTTGTCGGAATGTAGGAGCTGGCGAACGGCAGAGCTTCCAGCTGCCATCCAAAAATCATCAGCGAGTTAGCGATGTTTTGAGCCCCTTCTGAAATATTCAACGTTACTGTAGTTGTCGAAGAGGAGGTCTTTGCTGACACATCAAATCTGTTCCAGCCGTCTGCTAGTTTTGTAGATTTCCAGCGCAAAATACCCGCATCGGAAAAAATTAAAGATCCAGTTAAACAATCTATTTCAACTCTGGCAGACCCACCTTCGATACCAGTCCCCTCGAAACCCCACTTTACTGAGCATGAAGCCGCTGTAGCCTTTACCTTGTAGAAGATGCTGAATGTGTACGTTGTTGCAGGTTGAACTGTTATGGCTTTATAGAGGTTTGTTGGTGCTTTTGACACAACGGATATAACCTCACCAGTTACCCCAAATGGGTCACGCTCCAGCGACTCAACAATCTCGTCTGCCGTGGCACCAGACCAATATCCTAGACCGGAAGACTTGGTAAGAATGTTCGTACTCTGCCCCTCAATCAGCAAACCCTCTCGCTCAAAGCGCGGTTCATTCGCAGCGGCAGTTTTCAGCTGTCCATCCTTGCCGATGTAGGTTGCCGTAGAGTTGCGGCTGAAATTCACCATCCTCGCCACAACATCCGACCCGATCATCACATCCCGCCCATAACCTGTGATGAGGCGCAGGCTGTCAGAGAGCGGCGCCCACACATCTGGCAGGGGGAGCGCGGCAGCAGCCACAATCCCCGCCGCACGGTCGGCCTCTGTGACGGCGCGATCTGCTTCTGTCTTGGAGCGGTCTGCCTCGACCTTGGCACGGGCGGCCTGGCCCTCGCCATCGCTGGTCACCCGCTTCCATGGGACCAACTTGTGGGTGGTGCCATCGGGGGCTGTCACAGTGATCTCGGCCGCATCGCTGGTAAACAGCTGCTGCACCATGTCGGATTGGCCCTGGTAGTAGGACAACGAGGCATTTAGCTTGCGGGCAAACTCCGGGATAGAGTCAGAGAAGGTGGTGATCACCTCGTAGGCTTTGCCGGTACCGGTAACCCCACGAAACGCCTGCACCAAGAACAGCTCGGTGTTGGAAACCACATAATCGACCTCATAGAGGTCAACCGTTGCCCCGGTGGTCATACAAAAAAGGTGGCCCTTGGCCACCCCGTTCTTGGCATCTGCGAAGGTGGTTCCGGTGCCGGTCACCTTCTTGCTGCCGCTGGTGACAGCTACAGTGCCGTCACGCTTCCACAATCCTGCCATCTATGCGCCCCCTTACTGACCTGTCACCCGGTTAAAGCCGGCCTGCTGGCGGGCTTCCATATTGGCGTCAGCCTGGGTTTTCTCACCCAGCTGCTGCAGGAATGCGTTGTAATGGCCGGCAGCACGATTGCTGTTGGCGGCGTACTCGGCATCCTTGGAGAAGCAGCGGTAGAGCATGAAGTCGATGATCGGGTTGATGTAGATATCATCCAGGTCGGCCAGCGCCGGCGTGTTGGTGTTCTCCACATCGGCCAGTTGCTTGGATTGCGGGGCGACCGAATAGATCACATCCACCTTGACCGCTTCGGCCGGGCCGGGATGCAGATAGAAGGTCTTGGGATCGCGATCTTCATAGCAGTAGTTATCAACTGATGCCGCTGTCTTGCCGGAGTGCCAATCTGGGTAGCTGTCATCCAACGCCTTGCGCGGCACGAAGCGAACCACCTTGCCGTTGGCATTGCGCAAGACTTCAATCAGGCGCAGGGCGTCAGCTGGCAGCGCCTGCTTGGTGCCGGCCGCGCAGATAAACTCGACGTTCTTGGTGTGAGCGTCAGGGCGAACCAGCACGATCGCCTTGGTGGCGTCGTTGTAGTAGTCCAGCAGCTCCTGTTTGGGCCAACGGGTAAAAGTGGGATCGACCAGCAGGGTGTTGACCCGCTTGATGATGGTTGCAATGGACACGGTAGCCATGGCGACTCCTTAGAAAAAGCTGTGTTTGCGGGGCGGGTTGTAGAACTCAACTTGAGTCGGTGCGCTGTGCTGTTTGCGGAACCGGCCGGCACGCCGCCACCCTTCAACAAACTCGGCACGATGGTAGTTGGCACGCTTTGGATCAGACCAGGGGCGGTCAGGCTGGGCGTAAAGCAGTGCGGCCACGCCGTGGGCAATGGCCTCTGAGTGGTCGGTGTAGAGCTGTGCTGGTAGTTCCTTGGCGCCTTTTACCGGAGCGGCTACGTACCAGATCCGTACATCATTGAGGTCGGTCAGGATGCTCAACTCATTTGCAGATAAGGCGAAGTAGTCACGCCCGGAGTCCAGTGGCACGCCATCAGCACCGGTGAGGTGCAGCACATTGCAGGAGGTGACCCCATCCACATTGCACACCGCTTCCAGGCTACCGGCTGACGCGCTGGAAAGGAGGCGATCGAGAGTGATCAGCTCTGACTCACGGCAGAAGGTGATCGCCGTTTCGGTCACAGCCTCCTCCAGCAGCATCTCGAGCGGGCCGGTGATATGCAGCCTGACGGTAGGCAGGAACTGCTCGCGGGGCACCATCTGCATGATTACCCCTCCTGGCCAGCCGCCAGCTTGTCTTTCAGGGCGTCACGCACTCGCAGCCGGTAGTCACCCACCTTCTCTTGAGGGGCTTGCGGTTCAACCTGCAAGTCCTCCCCCTCCACCAGGGTCGCCAGCTGGGCGCTGGTCATCTTAGTGAGGTCGCGGTCGCCGACCACAAAGCTTTGCTCTTCGGCCAGGCGGGCTGCTTCTGCAGCAAGGCGTTCCTGCTCATCGGCCTCTGCCTTGGCAATGGCCACCTGTCGCTCCAGCTCATCGGCCAGCGCATCATGGCGGATCCAGACGGTGGGGAACTCCAGCAACTGCATGGCGATGTGGCTCTCCACATCAACGGCGGTGTGGCGCGGGAACACCAGGCGGGATCCGGTGACGGTGTCTTTCTTGCTCGGCTTGTCGCCGATATAAACCACGGCAATTTTGTCGCTCACGGCAATATCTCCAATCCAGAAATGAAAAAGCCCGGCGCAGGGCCGGGCATGGCGTGACGGGCAGCCTTACAGGTTGCCGATCACCTCATAGTGCAGCTTGAGCTTGACGATTCCCGTTGCCGCACCACCGCCGACGGTGAGGGTGATCTCCTGGTCAGGTGCCGTCAGCAGGTCGTCAACCGGAATGTACTTGGCCACCGCCGTCACCGTGCCTTCGGCGTTGATGATGACGGTGTCGCCGATCTTGGCCGTGATGGTGGTACTCGCGCCCAGCGCAGTGCTGAACATCGTGACTCCCACCACTTTCAGGTTGGGCTCCACTTTGTCGCCAAACGCGACGACGTCGCCGGCCGGTACCGCCGCCAACTTGGCCACCAGGGTAGGAGAGATGGAAAGGTTGCCGAACGCACCGACAAACCAGCGGTACGCTTTGGCGACCAGGGTAGTTTTGGCCATGACATGGCTCCTTATTGGGTCTGATAAACAAGGAGGGGGGCACTTACCCCCTCTGGTTTAGGGCTTAGCGGCCGATGGGGCTCACTGCGGTATCCATCACCATGCAGCCATGGTCTTGGATGTTGCCGTTGCGCTGCTTGAAGCGGATCTTCTGCAGGCCGGATACCCAGCTGATGGAGATCTCGGTGTTGTTGCCGTGGTTGGTTTTCTCTTCGTGCATGCCGAATTGAGCACCCTGCTCGCCAGAGCCGAAGGCGTTAGCCAACGCCTGGCCGCCCAGCAGCACGGCGCGGTCGATGGTGGTGCCGGCAACCTTGTCCACTTCCGTACCGGCCGCTGAGTTGGCGGCGCACACCTTGACGGTGCTGCCCTGGTTGAAACGGATCGGCATGCCCTTGTAGGGCTTGACCAGGATGCCACGCCACATCGCACCTTCACCGCGGAAGATGGGGTGATTCCAGCCCTTGCTGCGCTCCATCGCGGACGCCAGCATTGCCTGCCAGTCCTTACCGGAGCTGGAGGTGTAGAAGTCGTGCCACTGGCGCGGGGTGACATAGAGCACGTAGAGCGGCTCGCCACCGGACGGATCCGCCACCATGCGGATCGGCTGGATAGGGTTGGCCATCTCTGACAGGAACAGCGACATGTTGTCCACACAGCCCAGGTTGAAGCGGTCAGCCGCGTCGATGCCTTCGAAGCTGGTCGCATCACCACCGAAGAAGTGGCGCTCGTAGGTGGGCGCAGTCAGCGGGTTGATCATGATGTCGGCAAATTCCTGGTCATCCGCCAGCGGCAGAATGATATCGGTCGCGTAGTAATCGCCGCGGGCGCCGGCCAGCTGTGCAAAGCCGCGCTGATCAACCAGTCGGCCGTAGTAACCATCGCCAAGCAGCGCTCGAGCGGTCTTAATCAGGTCGTGCCGGGTGCGAGACTGACTCATCTTACCGCCAGCATCCACGCCGTGACGGGTCTGGTTGACCTTGAGCGAGAAGTCTGCAAAAGAGAGGCTTTCCAGGCGACCATCAATATTCTGGTCACCCATGGTCGGGCGGCCAGAGAGCTGATGGAACAGCTGCATATCAACGGAGTCGCCAGCTTGCTTGGACAGATCGGTGATGCGAACCACCGGTGCGCCTGCACTGGTCTGCTTGCCGCCGTTGACCTTGACGCCCTTGGGGGCCTCATCGGTCAGCATGTTCACCAGCGAGTGGGTACGGTTGGCCGCGGTAAACAGGGCGGCCTGCAAAATCTTGTTGGCTTGCGCCGAGGTGACTTGGGTCATGATCCTCTCCTACATGAAAACAAAAACCCCGACACAGTGGCCGGGGTTGGTTGATGTAAACGGGGTTGTTGGTTAGAACCCGGACTGCGCCAGCAGCGCCTCGATCTGGGCCTCGGTCATGCTGCCCATCTCGCCGATTAGATCGGCTTGAGACATGGCGCCATAGCGCTCGACACCAGTTGCCGGTGCATGATGGGTTTGGCCGAGTTCTGATGGGCTGGACGGGATGTGATCAGCGGGTTTCTCTGCCGCCTTGCCGGATGCCTTGGCGGGAGGTGCTTCGACCTCATCACCAAAGGCCAGCTTGGTGCGGCGAGCCACTTCTGCGAACCGCTCCGCCAGCGGCTTGTTGCTCCACGCGGGATCGGCCTGCAACTTGTCATCGATAGTGAGGGCCATATCGAAGCGGTCTTGGTCGCCGTCACGCCATGCGGCCAGGTCAGGTACCGCCTGCAGTGCGGCCTGTACTGGGTTGGCGACTGGCTGAACCTGTTGCGGCGCGGCTTGCGGCTCCAGCTTGTCGAGCTTGCTGGCAACTGCCATCAGGGCCTTACCGATATCCGGGTAGTCCTGCGCCAGTTGCTCCAGCTCTTCCTTGCTGATGTTGTCCGGGTCAACAGATGGGTCGATTCCGTTCTTCTCCAGCAGCGCCTGCAACTTATCCCGCTCTGCCTGTGCCTGCTGCGCCTGAGCCAGCTGCTCACGCAGTTGTTTGGTCTCGTTGCGCGACTGCTCCAGCACTTCATACGGGATGGTGTGTTGACCGTTCTTGGCCAGGATCACCTTTTCAGGTGCGTTGGCCTGTTCCTCAACCTGATTGGCTGCGGCTTGTTCGTTACCGGCTGCCACCTCGCCCGCCGACGGCGCGTGTTCTACGTCCGTTTGCTTGGTGTCAGTGCCATTGTCCAGCTCGACATCGGGCGCTTGCTCAATCTCGGCCAGCATGGCTTCCAGTTCGTCCAGGCTTTCAGTTCCGGTCAGGTTATCGATGGTTTTGCTCATGGTCGTCCTCGTGGGTTTTCAGTGGGTGGTATCGCTGCCCAAGCGGGGAAGGCTCTCGGTGAAAGCGCTCCCCGGCTGGGGCTGGGCATAAAAAAGCCCGCACAAGGCGGGCAATGGCTGTCGTCTATCGCTATGGATTCGCTAATTGACACTTGAGCCGCCACCCTTCCAGCTTCCACAGCTCTTGGCGGGCCTTGGCTTCGGCATCCTTGATGGCGTACTTGGCGCCCAGCTCAACATTGAAGTTCTCCGGGGAGGCGCAGGCAGTCATACCGATAGCCAGGGTAAAGCCGTTGGCTGCAATGGCTGTGGCCAGCGTGGTTGTGGTGCCGGCGACAACCTGCACCTCATAGCGAACGCCACGCATCAGCGCATCGATCTGCTCCGGGGTGACGCGAGGCGCGGTCAGCCCAAGCACCTGGATGTCACGTTCCATCTCGGCATCAATGTGTTGCTGGTCGGTCATGCCTAGCTCCAAATAAAAAAACCCGGCACAATGGCCGGGTCTGGAAATGAAAAAGGCCCAATCTCGAGAGACTGGGCCATGTTGGAGAAATCGTAACGCTGGGCGATTAGGAAAGCAACTATCAGAGCGCGATCGCGTCTATCTGCTGCTGAATGGTGCCTAACAGCTGAGCCCGCAGGGCAGCCTGCTCGGTCTGCATCGCCTCCTGCTGGGCTGCCAGCTGCTCCATCTCCTGCAGCGTCTTGCCGGTCTGGGCCTGCTTGAGGGCATCCTCGAAGCGGATGGAGTCGGTCAGCTTAGCGATGCGCTGGGCTTCTGCCTGCCACTTGGCAGCCTTTCCTTCCAGCTCTGCCAGTTTGGCCTGCATCTCCTGCATAGCCATCTGCTGCTGCATCTGGGCCAGCTGAGCCTGCTGCTCTGCGGCGGCGCGCTCCTCCTCGCTCATCTCCTCCGGGTCCTTCTGGATGTTGAGGGCATTGCGGATCCGCTCCACAAACTCCGCCTTGCGCGGTACATCCATCAGCTCGACCAGCAGGTCAAAGCATGCTGCTGCAGCTTCTGGCGGCAACTGGGCCATAGCCTGAGTCATCCGTTCGGCCAGCTGCTGTTTGTAAGCAGCAGTCTGCTGGATCGGCGCCAGGGCGATATGCGCTCGCAGCCTAGTCACGTCGTTGGTCAGCTTGCCATCCTCTTGCTCCACATTGACGACCACCGCTTTGCGCCGACGCGGGTCGTCACGGTTCACCGTCACCTTGTAGTTGCGCTTGTTGGCCATATCCTCCAGCAGGTATGCCAGAGCCAGCTGGCCCACCTGTTGGCAGCCCATCCGGTAGTTGTCGTTGATCTCGGAGAGAGTCGTTGCGCCCTGCTCTACCAGGTTGCTGATGGCCACCCCTGACTGGCCGGTTGAGCCCTGCCCCAAGAAGGCCGCATAAACCCCCATGGTGTCCTGGATCAGCTTCACCGAGTCTTGCATCACCTGGAACTGCTGGGCCGCCACGTTGAAGTCCTGCTCAACCTTGAAGGCGTCGCTCACGCTGGTCTTGTTGGCACGGTCCTGGTTGAGCTCGATATAGCCATCCGGGCGCTCCACCTGCTCAAGCACCTGATCCCGGCTCATGTTCGTGGCGTCCTTGTCCATGATGACGCGCTTGGCCTGCAGCAGGAACGTCAGCTTGATTCGACGCAGGTTCACCTCGTCTTGCGCCGGCATGGCCCGAGCAATCAGGCCGTATGGCTCGCCGGTGCGGTCTTTCCGGTATCCCCAGAACGGCACCAGCGGATACATGTTGTGGGGAGCAGTGCAGGGACGGTCAACCAGATGATGGGGGCCGACAAACCAGGACTCCCGGATCACGGCCACCGGGCGGCGTTCTAGCCTGGCCCGGCCCATGGCGAGCGCGGCCAGGTGCAACTGATTGGTCTTGTCGTACTCCAGCGCCCGGCCAGAGTCGAGCATCAGCACCTGACGCATGGTGTAGGTGCGGTAGTAGACCACCTGCAGCAACACCCGGTCCCGCTCTCGGCTGCACCACTCAACCTCCTTACCGCTGAACTGGCTCCACTCTTCATAGGCGCTGACGAGGTTGGGGTCCAGCCCATCGATGGAGGTCAGGCTCACGACCCCCTCCCAGTCGTTGACGCCCCACTGCAGCACCTGTGCCTTGCTCGGGAACATGGTCTTGGCCTCATCCAGATCGACCCAGCGGCGGCGCATCAACCAACGACAGTCGCTCAGGTCAGGTTCCCGGCTGTGCCAGTCCCAATAGACCTCATCACGATGGACGTTGCTGAACTTGTAGCGCGGGCCGAACGGGTCATCACGCCGGCACACCTCCACCCAGCCCATGCCGGTCTTTATCTGGCCGCCGTAGGCCTCGCCACGGGCGCGATCCAATCCGCCTAGGCGGCACATGTCGGCGTATTCAGCATTGACGGCCTCGGCCAGCTGCTCGAGCTCATCGTCATGGTCATCGGCGATCACCATCAGATCGGTGCGGCTCTTGGCCTCCATCCCCAGCACGCCATCAATGGTCGGGGCAATGAGGTTGTGGATAGTGATGGGTTGGCCCCGCTCCTTGAGCACCTTGACCACCTCAGGTGGCAGCTGGTCCCCGTCGTAGTAGGCGCAAGCTCTGTTCGCCATTGAGCGCCAGTCAGGCTGGCCGTTGATATCGCTCATCAATTTGAGCAGTCGCGGGGTATCGAGGCCACCTTTCTCAGGGGCCTTGGGTTGGGCGTTGATCATCAGTTGGCCATCCAGTGCTTGGGTTTGCGGGAGGTTTCGGGTTTGACGATGCGGGCCGGCATCCGGGCGCGCATCTCTTGGGCAATCATGTAGCTCATCAGCTGGTCGTCGTAGCAGCCGTCCTGGGCGTTCATGCTGCCGCTCTTGTCGTAGACGTAGGTGGTTGCCTCGTGAATGGTGCCTATCCAGCGGATCCCGGACTGCCCGGCACGCAGCAGGGCCTTGAGGCCATCAACCAGGATCGGCTTGGACTGCCGGGTGGTGAGCCAGCCGAGGCGCGGCGTCTCGTCGTCGCGGTCCCGGTCGAGGTGCTCCTGGGTGTAGATGCGCCGGGTCGGGTAGATTTCACGGAGCTTGAGCAGCACGGCGTGACCGTGGTTGTTGCGCTCCGGGCCGATGTAGGCCGGACCATGCTCTGCGGTACCGTAGAAGCGGCCGACGTGGGCCAGCAACTGGGCAAACAACCCGGGATCGAGGTGCCCGAACCAGTGGGCCACCTGCCGACCGTCGCTCTTGGCGGTCACGTCGAGGCTTGAACGGTCGCCGTGCTCCAGCCCTTCCGCAACGTCGGCGCCGATGGCGTAATCCTCGTCGGGGTCTGGCAGCTCCCAGACCAGCAGCATGTTCTCGAGCGAGCGCTGCCCCTGCTCGTCCAGCTTCTCTGGCTTGCGGGCCTTCTCCCGCTTGCCGGTCACCGGGTCGATGTCGTAGACGATTAACGGGGCCATGCAATCGCCCTCTGCATCCATGGTGTGGATAGGGTCGAACACCCGGCGACCAGAGGTCAGGAAGGCTTCCAGCGGCGTGCTGGGGAACTCCTGCTTCATCTCTGCGCCCAGAGTGGACTCTTTCAGCACGTACCACTGCCGCTGCTCGTCGGTGATTGTGCAATTCATCGCCTTCTCTACCGCGGCGAAATACTCCACCTGGGTCTTGCTCATCACCACGCCGGATGCCGGCACGTCAGCACGATACTTGGGGTCCTGCCACCAGGCGAAGAAGTGGAACTTCCAGTCGAGCTGGCTGAGCTCACCGGAGGCCCTGGCCAGCTCGAGGGACTTCATGCTCATGGCATGGAAGTCGCCGCCCACACCTTCCGCTGTTGATTCGATGAAGGCCACGGCGCCCGGGTGGATTGCCTGCAGGGTACCGGTACGCACCTCCTTGGCCTTCTCGGGGTACTTGGCGCAAATCTTCCCGTGCTCGGAGACATGCAGGCGCTGGACGGTACCGGAGCGGAAGGAGGTGGCCACCTGGATGCTGGAGCCATGCCGGAACAGGATATGGCCGCCATTTGCCCCGCCGCGCCGGGTCACCACCTTGAACTGGGCCTTGAGCCACCCCGGCAGATTATCGAACGGAACTTCAATCTTGGTGCGGTAGATCTCGCCGGCGGCCGTCAGGTCCTGGGCGATGATCCCGCACTTGATGTTCTTGTTGAACAGCGCCTCGTCCAGCAGGTAGATGTCGATGGCCGTGGAGAACCCGAGCTGGCGCGCCTTGAGGATGATGTTCAGGTACCACATGGTCCGAAACAGCAGTTCCTGCGCCGGGCGCAGCCGGAAGCGCACCAGCTGGCCCTGCTCGTTCTCGATCATGTAGAGGTTGTTCATCCGCCACCACTTATCGCTGAGCTTCGAGCGGATGTAGGCCATCTGCTCCTGCTCAGTCATGGCGGAGATATCGAGTTCGGTCATTGGTGGATCCTCAGGCAATAAAAAACCCGCCGAAGCGGGTTGATTTCAAATGAATAGCTTAAACCTATTAAATCCATAGAGTAATATAGCCATGACGGTTAATAGCAATGGTAATACGCCATCACCAAAATTAGTGTTGCTAATAGCTTTTTTAACCCACGTCAGCCTATATTTTGCCCTCATGACGAAAAACACTACCGGGTGCCTAAACAAACTAACACTCAGAGTCTTGGAGTTAACTACGAGCTTGGTATCTTTAAAAGAAATCTCATATCGAACGATGACGAGGCCAACATGACTCAATTCCTTACCCACAATATGAGGAGGAATGCCTTCACCTCGTTCAGTAGGCCATGGAAGTTGCTTTCTTAACAATTCAATTTCATCTTTCAGAGCTTCCCAAATCCATTTTGGCTCAATAATCGAAGAATATACCCTCTGTAACATTTCCCTCCGAATATTTTTACTAACAAGCCAGTGCCGCCAACAAAAATATAAAACAACCACGATTAATGAATACTCCAAAATATCAGGATTGCTAAAGTTGACCTTTGCAAAACCCACAGATGCTTCGCCGCTTAATTTTCCACCGGCTGTAGAGTAAACGGATATGATGCTAGAAACAAAGAGGGTGTTCCGTCTATATAGTCTCTCCACCTCATTGCTTCCTTCGGCATCATTTGTTCCCTGCATAGGTATATTCCTGTTCCTTTCGAGTATTTAGATGGACTTTATCACGACATCAGCCCTCCAGTCCCCATGTCATGCAGTTCCGATAGCATCTCACTGATAGGTGTGGCCTCGCTGCCGCCATCCTTCTCGAGCCGGTCGGCCTCGGCGGTCAGTTTGCGAGTTGCCGCCCGGATGCGGCGGGTGTCCTCCTCGATCTTTGGCACGTTTACGGCATCAACCATCAGGGCGCTCAGGGTCCGTTCGATGGACTCAATCCGCTGAATGTTCCGGTCAAGGGCCTGCTCGGCTTTCAGGATCTTGTCATAGAGCGCGATCCGGTCGGTCATCTCGGTGGCCGTGACCAGATCCTGCTGCAGCCCCTTGAGCAGCTTGGTGACGGAGATAACGCGTGCCCGGGTGAACTCCAGCTCATCACGTAGTTGCAGCTCGCGGGCTTGGTCGAACAGCTCCTCTGCATCGAGGAACTTGGCGTAACCGCCATGGGTCTTGGCAATCTGCATGCCGGGCTTGATGTTGGCGGGCGGGTTCGGGTTGCCTTCATACTCGCCTCGGACGAAGCGGCCAGCACCATCCCGCCCTTTGTTTTTCGAGGTCTGGTCCGGCTCGGGCTGAGATTGTGTGGATGAGGATGACTTCTCACCTCTTCCCTCTCCCCCTTTGACCTTGGCCTCATTCCCTTTGGCTTGCGCACTTTGCGCAGATTGCGCAGTTTTGCGCACTTCGGAATGCGCAGTTTGCGCAGCTACGCGAGATTTATCAGGTTGCGCAGGGGATTGCCCCCGGGATTTCAAATAGCGACGCGCCGAGTTGTAGTTCAGGCCGCGGCTGTCGCACCAGTCTTTCGCACTGATGCCTGTCGCTTCATGCTCCTGCAGGAACTCTGCATTGAGCTGTGCCCAGTCGGTTTTTGCCATTTAGATAGATAGCTCGCCTTCAACGATGGTATCGCCGGGTACCGGCTTGTGGGCTGCAGCTACCACCACAGATACTCCAGAGGAAAGGACAACCACTGCCTCGGCTCCATCGTAGTGCTCCACGCGGGTGATAACCCCAGTCACATCGATACCGCTTTCCATTTCACTGCTCCAGTTCATCTGCATCACCTCCTCCCCTTCCCCAGAAAGACAAACCCCGCCGTTATGGGCGGGGTTTCATGGTTGCGATACGCAGGGAGTCATAAGCTCGCTCACAGGCTAGTCCTGATACTCGAGCTCGGTCATACGCTGCTGCCAGCTCACCCGCTCTTTCGTCAGCCCGGCTGAGCAGGTCGGCGAGCACCACGGCAGGCTGTTCGGCTGCCGGGCCTCCTTGGGGAGTGCTGGAATGGCTGGCGCACTGACTTGCTCGGGCTGCCAGGCGGCGGGCTTGCTCGCGCAGCCGGCCAGACTCAACGCCAGCAGTAGCGGCATCAGCTTGTGCTTGGGCGATCTGTTCTTGTGCATGGTCTCTCACCTCATCGATTTCTGCCTGCCGGCGCTGCTCTTCCTCCCGAGCCTTCAGCTCAGCCTTGGTCCTAGCTGTGGCGAGGCGGGCTGCCTCTTCATTCCACTTTGCCTGCCAGGTATTGCGCTCCCCCTCCTCCCCAGCAGCATGACCGGACCAGTAGAGCGCCGCACCACCGCCAGCCAGGGCGGCTATCACCAAGGCACCGGCCAGGAACGGAAGCGCCTTGCTCTGCGGAGTCACTCCCATCACGCCCCCTTGCACTTCGCATTGAGGCGCAGCCGGTCTTTCCAGAGCCCGGGGCATACCCGGTTCCCTGGCGCCGAGCAGTCCTGCTTGCCAGCACGCTTGAACAGCAGGATCGCCTCGCAGGCGCCCGGGTAGTCGCCATCGTTCAGGCGCTTCACGATGGTGGAGCGGCAGAAGGCGCCGGGGCCGATGTTGTGGGAGAGCTCGACATAGGCGTCGAACTCATACTGGTGGAGTGGTACCTGGATGCATGCTTTGAGGGCGTCCTCGAACACCCGCACCTCCCGAAGGCTCCTGTTCACCGCAGCAACGGGCGTGATGGTGTCACCCATCTTGACCCCTTCGGTGCTCCCAAAGCCGAGCGTGGGGAGTTTGGTGCCGTGTACCGGGTCGGGGTAAGCCGTCGGCTCAAACCCCTCCCGATTCAGGAGCCCCACAAAGCCCGCCGCGCTCAGGCTGAGCGCGGCAATGGCAATGCGGACCTTGTTCATTTTGCACCTCCCTGCTGGCGACGAGGCTTGATGATGTTCGACCAGATAAACCAGCCCATCTGAACTGCTATCCACATCAACGTGGCGGCCAGCACCCAGTCATTGAGCGAATACCCGGCCAGCGTCATGCCGGACACCACCACCGGCGGTGCGCTCTTTGCCACCCCAGCGGCAGCCGCAGCCGTCGCAAGATCTTCTTCTTTCCCCATGCATCGCCCCTCCAGAAACGACAAAGCCCGCACGAGGCGGGCCAGAAATGAAAAAGGCCAGGGTCACAAGGACTCTGGCCATCTTTGAGCAATATTAACGCTGGGGCGGCGGGGATTCAACCAGAAGCAGGCTCCCTAGATATTTGGCCCCTTCGTTTTTTCCTGCGCTTCACCAAAAGCACGATGAGGCACATCGGTCCCAGTACCAGCAGGCAAACCAAGCTCACCATCAGTTTTGCAACTTTCCGATCGAACGAGCTCTTTATTGACGCGTTATAGACGACATGTTCATCCCCATGCCAGTAGTCAATGATTCGCTGAACAGCATACCGGCTGTATGGGTACAGCATTCCTAGCACTAGAAATTCCACCACAATGATCAGCCAGTTAACCATTGGTACATCATTTGTTGGTGGTCGAATGATGGTCATTGCAACAGGGAATGCCACGAAGAGGCAAATCGATACAATGAGCTGCCTTTTGAAAAACCAACTGGGTAGCAATAAAAGTGTTTTTTCTTCAGTCATTTCGGCTTCCGGCACCCCGGCATTGTTCATGAGGATGATATGGCTACTTCGCTGACATTTTCGCATCCCAGCGATTAAACATCCCGTTCAAAACGATGGCCATGCCCAAAGTGACCAAAAATCCAACGATACCCCACATATAAGAACCGACAGCAATGATGGCAAGCATCAGTAAAGCCACCACGATTTTCAGCAAGATCATGTTTTTCCTTACATATACATCAGAGTCGCACTATTTAAACACCATTTGGAACCTTGTTGCAAAACCATAGCATGAGGTTGTGACGCTACCGGCAAGACCAACATATCCAGAGCCAATCGCTCCACGGTGATCTTCGCCACGGGCATCGCTATACTGTATTTATATACAGCACAATAGAGTTCCAAACATGTACGCAGTTCCCGACCTTGACGCCCCGGCGTTGGAAATCCCCCTGTTCCTCTCCCCGGCCGCCTGCGGCTTCCCGTCTCCCGCCCAGGACTACGTGGAGCAAACCATCGACCTGAACCAGCTCTGCATCGCGCACCCGGCCGCAACCTACTTCGTTCGAGCGGCCGGCGACAGCATGGTGGATCACGGGATCCGTGATGGTGACCTGCTGATAGTGGACCGCAGCCGCAAGGCGCGCCATGGCAGTGTGGTGGTCGCCGCGGTCGATGGCGAATTCACGGTGAAGGAGCTGCAGCTTGAGCCGTCGATAGCGCTTCTGCCTGGCAACCTGGCCTATCGGCCAATCCATTTCAGTGAGGGGCAGGAGCTGGAAATCTTCGGAGTGGTGACCGGCGTCGTGCACCTGATGCCAACCCCATGAACAAACACTGCGCTGTTGCCCTGGTCGATGTGAACAACTTCTACGCCTCCTGTGAGCGGCTGTTTCGGCCTGATTTGAAGGGGCGACCCATCGTCGTGCTCTCCAACAACGACGGCTGTGTGGTGGCCCGCTCAGCGGAGGCCAAGGCGCTCGGCATCAAGATGGGGGTTCCCTACTTCCAGATCCGCCAGTTCTTTGAGGCCATGGGCGGGGTCTGGTTCTCCAGCAACTACGCGCTCTACGGTGACATGAGCCAGCGGGTGATGAGCATTCTGGAGGGGATGGCCCCGGCGGTGGAGGTATACAGCATCGATGAAGCGTTCATCGAGCTGAGCGAGAGATGGGCGGGCGATCTGGCGGAGTATGGCCGCCAAGTCCGCGAGCGGGTGCTGCAGTGGACGGGCCTCACCGTCGGAGTGGGTATTGCCCCGACAAAGACCCTGGCAAAGCTGGCGAACTACGCCGCCAAGAAGTGGCCGGCGACCGGGGGCGTGGTGGATCTGCGGGATGAAGGGCGGCGCGCCAGGCTGATGGCTATCACCCCGATCGAGGAGGTATGGGGCATTGGCCGGCGGCTAACCGCCAAGCTTGAAGCTCAGGGCATCAAGACGGTGGCGGACCTGGTCGCTGCTGACCCCAAGGCGCTGCGCCGCCGCTATGGCGTGGTGGTCGAACGCACGGTGCAGGAGCTGCGGGGGATCCCCTGTGCCGAGCTGGAGCAAGAGGCCCAGGCCAAGCAGCAGATCATCTGTTCGCGCAGCTTTGGGGAGCGCATCACCCAGATCGACCCTATGCACCAGGCGCTGGCCGGCTACATGGAGCGGGCAGCTGAGAAGCTCCGGGGGGAAGGGATGTGCTGCCGCCACGTCACCCTGTTCATCCGCACGAGCCCGTTCAGCGACAAGGCCCCCTACTACGGCAACCAGGTGAGCACCAAGCTGGCCATGCCCACCAATGACACCCGGGCGCAGCTGGCCCTGATCCCCCAACTACTTCCCCGCATCTGGCGCGATGAGCAACGTTATCAGAAGGGCGGCGTCATGCTTGCCGACTTCACCCCAGCCCACATGCAGCAGGGCGACCTGTTCGCTGTGGAGCAGCAATCACCGCGCTGCGAGGCGCTGATGCAGGTCATCGACAAGATTAATCATGGTCGGCAGGGCAAGATCTACTTTGCAGCCCGCGGCCGGGACTCCAGAGAATGGATGATGAAGCGTGAAAGCCTTAGCCCCAGATATACAACAGCGCTTGGTGAGCTCCCTATTGTGAAATGAGGCAGATAGAGAAATCCTTATCCGAAAAAACTACAGGCATAAGCCTCAACAATAGCTCTTTAATCAACCACAAACAGTTTTAAACGCTTAGTTTTATGATATTTTACACAATTTAATCTGGAGATTAAATTATCCATCCCTTAGCTATGGAGGATAATTAATGAGATTGTTATTACCAGTTCTAGTTACATCCATCATGTTTGGCTGTGGTGGCGGTGGCGATGATAACAAGCAATCAAATGACAAAGACGTCAATACCACTGCCGCCCAAAACACACAAAATAACGAACAATCCGACAACACAAATTTAAATGAAAATACACCTAGTGTTCCAACACCTGGAATTTCTCTCGTACCGAACGGACATCATTCAGCTCCATCTGTAGCTGATGGCACCAACCAGCCACAACCCAGTGCGCCTGTACCACCACAACCCAGTGCGCCTGTACCACCACAACCCAGTGCGCCTGTACCACCACAACCTAGTAATACAGATACCCAAGTTTCAGCTGGCACAGCCGAGAAAATAGATGCGGCATTTAATCTATTTGTATCTCCCAAAAATTATGAAGCTAATTCATACCTCAAGGCTTACGCAAGTATAGATTTCAAAAAAACTAAAATAAGCCTACAAGATACTGCTGATCTAGTACTGAAATGTTCATGGATGATCAAGGAACAAAAGGTAAGTGATTCATGTAACTACCAGCTTACTGGTGACGACCACCTACATCCGATAAAAATTACAGCTTATTTGCAGAACACAAAAGGCCAGAAAACAAAGTCATCCGACACAATTATCCAAAAAGCTTTTCCGGTTACTCACCGTAAAACACTATCTGGTGATGCAATGCTAATGACAGATGGAAGGATTATTAGTTGGAATGCTCCAAGTGGCTCAAATTTAAATGAAGCGCGGACCAAACTACTGCCAGCCGATGCTGCAGATAGTCGAAGCTTTATTTCCCTATCAGCAAACAAATCAGCATTCATTGCCTTAGACAAAGACGGGAAGATCGTAACGTGGGGGAATCGTAAACAAGGTGGAGATGCTCCTGAGTTAGTAACTAGCAAGAAAATTAAACAGGTTGCAGCATCTGATTACGCTTTCACGGCGCTATCTGAGGATGGCAAAGTGTATCTTTGGGGAAATTTAAGCGAATTCAAACCAGGAGAAGAAGTAGCTATATCAGGGCATGTGACTACATTATATGGTCTCAGTAAGGGATTCATCGCATTAACAGATGATGGCAATGCCTATGGCTTCGGTGTAGATATCCCTCTGACATCAAAGGCGGTTGGAAGTATTAAGAAAGCTATATCTACACAGGTATCTCATGGGAGTATCTATCATAAGTACAGCATGGCAGTCTTGAACAACACAGGGAATGTCTACGTATGGGGAAGCTATGCAGATAACCTTCCTGCGTTGGATAGCGTTGTAGACCTCACCTCAAACAATGAAGCCTATGCTGCACTGAAAAAAAATGGTGACGTAGTGGTATGGGGTGATCCTGCACATGGTGGCGAATTCAAATATAGCCTTCACAAAAGAGGGTATGTGAATGGCAGATTTACCAAAGATACAACCTGGACTGCAATTCAGCCCCCTAAGAATGTGACCAAGGTAGTTGCAAGCGATGGTGCATTTGCGGCCCTACAGAAAGATGGGAAAGCAGTCACTTGGGGGGAAGGCTTCTCTGGAGGCAATACGTACTCTGTAGAGCCCAATAATGAAATTCAAAATAAAACTATAACTGACATTCATGGTAATGAAGGTGGTTTTATTGGTGTTGATAGCAACGGTAATATGACCACTTGGGGTTATTGGTGGATAACCGATGAAAACCTAGTTAACTACAATGCCGGAGAAAACCCGAATTGGGAGAGTAATCTATATGATGCTATCGGGAAAGGGGCATACAAAAACTTTACCTCAAATTCAGTATCTTTTGCGTTCTCAGTTAGCAATAAAAACTCCAGTGAATTTTTTGCCGTCGGCCGTAAAGAGATTGGGGGTAGAATTTTAAGAGGGAATTTTAGGGACATCAAAGGAGATGTAACAAAAATAACACCACATGAGTGTGGCTATTCTGCATTTAGCTCAACCGGTGATGTATACGGCTGGTTTGGATGTGACAGTAACCCAGAATACGATGGTACGCTCAACAGAGAATATGAAGCAAAGCCATATGAAGTTATAGAGTAGGAACGCAATATCTCGTGTAATAAAAGCCAGGGCAATGCCTTGGCTTTTTTACAACACAATGGTTTAACTAGCCCCCTCCCCGCGGCGAAGGCATGAACTTCACCAACTTTGTCAGCTGCTGCTGAATCGGCTTCCACTTTGGGTCTGGTGGTACCTTCTCTAACCTGGGCGCCGGCTCTTGGTGAATGCAGAGCACCTTGATAAAAATGCGTTTTGGCGCCTTCCCCTCTTCTCTCAATCCACAGCGCACCTTCACGGCCTTATCCACCCAATCGGAGGTACGAAGGTAGTTCATCAGCTGGACCGCCTGCGCGCTTGGAATGTCAAAAGCCTCTGAGACATCGTAAAGGTCGAAGAAATCGCCATAGAGGAGACCCCAGCCGGCAACTTGTAAGGCCATCGGTTTCAGCTTGCTATCCATTTACCTCACCTAACAACCGATTAGAACAAGGTAAACAGATAGCACCTGAACCACGCATTGCTCAAGCAACTCTCATCTTCCTCACCTGCTGGTCCATGACCTTGGTTAAGTCTGACGCTTGGTGGATCACCTCATCAACCAACCGCTCGACATGCTGACGCATCTCCTGGCCGAACCGGCGCGACACCAACTCAACATCGGACACTACTCGCCCGGTACCATGGCACTTAGGGCACTCATCCCCGCGGCGTGGCCGCAATCCAGTTCCCCTGCAGTGAGGGCAGCGCCCTGAGTGCATCATCTCAGCGACACAGTGGTCGCGTGCCAACTGCAAGATCCCGTTCCGCTCATCCAGCAGGCGCTGGTACTCATGATCATTACCAGAACGGTGCGCACGCTTTGCCTTCTCCATCACCACGGCCGCCCGGCGGCGCTCCTTGTCATAGTGCGGGTGGGACAGCACCAGACGCTCCAACTGCTCAGGCAAAGGGCGGCGCAACAGGATAGCCATGGCCATGCCGCCGGCATCACTGCTGCCAAGAGTGGTGCAGAAGTGGGCCAGCAGCCCCTGAATCGCCCCCTCATCACTTAGGTGATCGGCCATCAGGAACTGGAGCCCCTGGGGGTTGTTCTTTGCAGCAACCTGCAGGGCACCGATAAACTCGTCCCGGCCCAGAGCATTGAACTGCCTGCCGGCGGCGGGCTCGTGGAGCGCCCCTTTCGGCGAGAATAGGCGCAGAGCCATTTCGATAGAGTTAGTCATGGTTTAGTCCTCTGGTCTGGGTCCTGGTTGAAGGCGGCGAGCAGCCAGGCGCGCAACTGGCCGGATTTGATGTGTTCGGGCGTGGCTTCGATGACAGTCCACCCAAGCAAGGCAGCCTCGTTCATCTTGGCGCGGTCTTCTACAAATCCCCTCCCCTGGGTATGCCGGCCGCCGGAGTGGATCCCGCCGTGGACTTCGAGCGCAATCATGTTGGCCGGCCAAGCGAAGTCGAGACGCCATTTACGCTTGGGGTGGAATACCAGCTCGGTTGCGGGGTCAGGAAAGCCGACAAGCTGAGCCAGCACCTTGTCGTGCAGGCTGGTGACTTGTTGGGCCTTGCGCACCTGGTTGGCTGCACTCCTGACTTTGGGGTTGTTACCCAATAGCCGGGACGCATCGAGGGCGGAAAGGTGGATCATGCAGCCCTCCCGTAGGCGGCCACCCAGTCGAAGCCGCGGCGGGATTCATCCCCGAACTTCACGCCCTGTTCAGCGCCAAAAGCCTGGGCCAGCTCGATGAGATCGCGCATCTCGCGCACGGTCATCTTGGAGGTGGACTTGCCAAGCACCACGAAGCCGTTGCCGTCGATATTCGGCACAACATCCTGCTGGTACAGGGCGGCGCTGAGCACATGCTTCCAGTCCTCCTTGGCGAGCTTGCGGCCGTGCCAGACAACCTGCTCGGCGATGTCGGTCATGACGGCCCAGAACAGAGCGTTCTGGGCCAGGCTGCGGGTCAGCTCCTTGATTTCGATGACCAGCGGCTTGTCCTGGTCAACCGGCAGGTCAGCGACCAACTGGCAAGCGCGGGACCGGATTTCAGGGCTTCGTAGGAAATACTTGGGATAGGAGCTCATGCCGCATCTGTCCCCGTCAGTACAAGGGAAAGCTGGGATCTGGCTTCGAGCTGGGCTTGTTCAAGGCTCAACGCCCGCTTCTCGATACGGCGCCGGGCCAAGCCCTGCCCATGGAAAGTGCCATTGGAGACGGAGACTGCTTCACGCTTGGTGAAGTCGTGCAGGAGCTGCTGCAGTTCCTGCTTATCATAGAGCTGCCCTATGGCCCAGTTGAAGGCCAGGATGTAGAGCTCTTTTAGTTGGGCAGCTTTCTTCCCGGTGAAGCCCATCACTAGGAAGACCATTCCATCTTTGGTGATGTTGTAATACTTTAGCCGCTTACCATTCTGTAACTCACTGTTTTCAAAGCAAAACTCAAAATTGAGTTTTGCAAATTCCTTACTGCACTCTAGCTTTTCAATCGCAGCCAGCACGTTGTCATGGCGCTTCCCAAACAGCTCAGCAATTTGACGAGAGGTAGTGAACACCTCTCCTTCCTGGGCGCTCACTAGCTTCTTGAACAGCTCAACCTGCTCGGGAGTGTACTGAGGGACGATAGGCTTGATGCTGCGGATACTGCCGCAGCCGCGTGGGCGTGCTGCAGATAGATCTCGGGTATGTGCTTTGGTCATGGTCTGGGTCCTTTGGTTACTCAAAGCCGGGTGGTCTAGGTCCGACATTGGCAATGGTACCCAGTGTTGAGAATTTCTGTCACGCACCAGAAGCTATCGGCACCGCAGAGTTATCTACTTCCCCCCGAAGTAGAGACGAATCCAGTTTCGTAAATCTGTGATCTCCTCCTAGTTCAACATTCATTTAGCTAAACAAAAGGAACCATTTGGAATACCATCCCGTAAGGAGTAGGGTTCCAGGAAAAGCCTAGTAATGGGGTATCACTCTCAACAGAGTAAGTGGCTAGGGCGCGGAAATTTCAGGGCGGTAGCTTTGTCATTTTGAGTAACCTAAAGCACGTCAACACCCATCACGCGAGACCAAGAGGCCCCACAAGGGGCCACCCAGATCCAAACGGTCACATTTTCAGAAGCACTTTGTGGGAGACAAGAATGCCAACGGCTTTAGAGGACCAATTTCACGCGGCCATGCTTCACATCTATGAGTCTGCAACTCGGCTCAATCCACCATATCGAGCGACGCGCTTTCTTAAAATGGTTCATAGCATTGGTGGCCGAGCTACCGCAAATAAACTACTAGCCTCGACAGACGTTTCAGCTGGTTTTACTGAGCTTTTTCTACGCGGGAAAGAGAATCTAAAACTCAGCGTCGAGTACCTTATTTTGCAAGACCCCTGGAGAACCCTCTTCACCGAAGATCAGCATTTGGTAGCTCGTGAGCGTCTGATAAAGGTTGGCATTACTCCACCAGATGCTGGCATTTGAATAGCATTCAGCAACAAGGAGATCTGATGAGCATTTCTGAGACAAACAATGAGATTGGCCAGACCGTTGCCGCTGGTGTTGGGGCCACAGTTGGTGCCGGCGCAGGTGCTGCCTTCGGCGTGACGACTGTTGCTGCGGCAGCCGAGGCGGCAGCGGCTGCGACACTAGCATCTGCAACAGTGGCATCAACAACAGCCACTGTTGCAGGCGCTGCCGCAACGACAAGCGCACTAGCTACAGTCGGCGGCGGCAGTATTGCAGCAGGTGGGGCTGGCATGGCTGGAGGTGTCAGTACTATCGCAGCTACAGCAGCAACATCCGCAGCGGTACCAATCGTTGGCTGGGCCATCGGCGGAGCCATTCTTGCCGGCGCAGGTGCTTGGGGAGTGTACAAGTTAGCTACACGTAAAAAATAGAATGAACATTATAAGCCAGTGCTGTTCTACAGCCTGGCTTACTCTAATTTACACTTGAAGAGTCATAAGGAGTAACGTTTGAGCAAAGGCATTAAGATGGAGTTCGCGAGAAAAAATGACTCTGGCGATGTAGTTTTCCACATTTCTAAGTTACACAAAGCTGACAACGGTAATTTAAACTGCAGATACTGTGGAACCAATGTTCAGTATGTATCAGCCTACACTAGGCAAGCCTCAAATACGCCAGTGGCAGCATATTTAAAGCTATGGCAGGAGTCTAAACATGCTATAGGATGCAGTTACTCAGTGAAGGGGGCCGTTGATCTGCTAGTAGCAGATTCAAATGCAGTGGAGTCTACTCACCCTGTATTTGAACTCCAACGTGATGGCAGCTATCTATTTAGGATGAATATCCTATTGGACGCACAACGAGTGGCCCAGTACCTGATAGAGTCAGGGGGGGATTTTGACTCTATCGAACATTTATCAACGCCCAGAAACTACATTCGCTCTGAACAACAACTAGCTTCATATTTTCGTTCGGCTGCCGGCATAGCAAAGATCAGGTCATTAATTCAGGACTCTGAAGATGCGGAAGAATTAAGCCGCTTAGTAAAAATACAGTTCAGGGATGACTTTATCGACTGGAATGACTTCTACTACGATGAAACGAGGTATCACGTTTTATTTAAGCGTTTAACAAATGGCCACCTTCCACATCCAGTTGCAGTAAACCTCACCTTGAAAGGCCAAGTCAACCACGCCATTAATGCAAAATTATTTCATTGGAACTTCCAATGCTATAGTCAGATTAGAAAGCGGGATGACAAAAAAATGGTCTACATCCCTAAGTTACATATGGCTAAAGAAAACTTCACAAAATCTATTTCTGGTGATGATACCCTATTGGTGGTTGGTAACGCTTGGGCAAATGAAGTAAAAGACAAATCATCAATATTCAGAGGTTTCAACGTTTCTGTCTTTAATAAATCTCAATTTAAAAAAGAGATCGATAGCGAGTAATACGTATATCTCTTTTAAATAGTGCTAACTCTCGAGGTGGTTCCAGTGCAACTACCTCTTAGTTTACTAAGTCTCCCCCTCAACAAATGGAACCATTCGAGTTACCATGAAGTCCTTTATCCGTGGTCAGCAGACTCGAGGGGATTACAGTGGCATTCTGGTGGGTAAACCATAAGCAAACGTACAGTGCTGAGGTCGGTGGCGGCTACATCTGGTCGCCAAAGACGAACAACGAAGGCAGGAAGAACCAGACCTATATCAACCTCACGCTGACCCGGCCTGGGGACATTGTCATCTCTTACGCCAATGGACTCATCAAAGCCATTGGCCTGGTTACAGCACCTTGCAGAGAGAAATCCAAACCCTCTGAGTTCGGCAGCGCTGGCGATTCTTGGTTATATGCCGGCTGGGAAGTCCTTATTGATTGGGAGCTCCTGGAGAGGCCCATCCGCCCGAAAGACTATCTGGAGTTGATAGCTCCCCTCCTCCCGACGAAGTACTCGCCTTTGCAGCCCAACCTGAATGGTAACCAGGGGTGCTACCTTGCCAGCATCAGTAACGAGCTGGGCAGCCTGCTGCTCTCACTGGCCAATCGCGTGAATCCCCACTTTGTTGATGACATCGAGCAACATCAGGCCGAACTGGAAGGTGATGCTATCGAGGCGACCATCAAGGCCTCAACCCTGGAAGTCACAGAGAAGCTGCAGCTCACCAAAGCTCGCATCGGCCAGGGCAACTTCCGTAGGGACTTGGAGAAGATTGAACCCAAATGCCGAGTCACCGGCGTCACCAACAAAGCCCTGCTCATTGCCAGCCACATCAAGCCCTGGTCTAAGTGCGACAATAACGCCGAACGCCTGGATGGTAACAACGGCCTGCTGCTCTCCCCTCACATCGACAAGCTGTTCGACCGGGGTTGGATTACCTTCACTGACGCAGGTGACTTACTGTGTGCCGAGCCCAGCATCGAACAGGCCCTGCTGCAGTGGGGCATTGAGCTGCCCCTGAACGTCGCCCCCTTTGAACCCAAGCAAGCCCGATACCTCGCCTATCACCGTGACGAGATTTTCAGGGCCGAACCGGTCTCTTCTGCTTAAGACTACCCGCCCAGGAGCAGGGCTTTATCCCTGCTCTGCAAACAACCTCAGCAGTCCTCCCCTTCGAATCTGTGATCCCCTCTCAAATCCCCCTTCTTTTCTCTCAACAATCAGAACCGTTTGAGATACGATTTCCTTACGGTGCCCAAGCTCCATGCAAGGCCAACCCATGACAAGAAACTGTCATCTGATCACAGGTCAAAAGCAGCAATCTGGGGAGCTGTAACCTAGGGGCGGTAGCACTTACTCACATCATACCGGCATAAAAATACTGTAATATTATACAATGCCATAAAACATGACATTGTATAATAATGAGACAATTAATATGACAGCATTAGATGGCAAACAAAAAATAAAGTTATCAAATATTCTCATGGACTGTTTAAATACGGGGGATTGGGAAGAGTTATTCATGCTAACCGACTGCACAGATTTTCCAGAAATTAACAACAGATTCTATCAGGATGTACACTGGAAAAATGATTCCTTGAAACAGGGATGTATTCGAGCTGTAAATTACATTCTCGATAATAAAAATGAAAACTTAACAATAATATGGAATCTAAACGGTGTTCAACACTACATTAGAAATAAAGACTATGAATTATACAACATAATATCCTCAGCGATAGATGGTAGCTGTGTTGTGAATACCCCCACGGTGACTCATACTAGCAAAAGCATTATGGCCGCACTTGATGATGCCGAGGCTTTATTAAAGACTCGGGGGGCAGCATATGCCTATGATCGAATGCATACTGCTTTACATGGATTTTTAAAACAAGCTTGTATTAATAAGGGAATTCCATTTAATGACAGTGATGCGATCACTGCACTGCTGCCAAATATAAATGCCTTTTTGAAAAACAAACCAGACACAGGTCGCAATGATAAAGTATTTGCAATGTTACGTTCAGCAAACTCTATGCTGGATACGATTAATTATCTACGGAATCACCATAGTATGTCACATGCAAATGAAAACTTACTGACCGAGGCTGATGCAAAGTTCTCTATAAATTTAGCTCGTTCTATTATGACGTATATCGATGACTTAGTTGGCCAATAAGTCTTTAAATATATTCATCTATGATTTTTGCGAAATTCCCTTGAATTTCCACTGTGAATATTAAACCCCATGTCTATAGGAGGTCATCTCGTTCGAGATCTTCAGTAGATAATAAAGTAGACCCGTATTTTACGTTAGGAGATGAAAATTGGAACAACTCGCATTAATTCCACGTATCGAGGAAGGCGATATAATTCCTCAACGACTAGCAGATGGTTATATTAGTGCAACAGCGCTATGCCACTCTGTTGGGAAACGTTTCGCTGATTATCGGGCATTAAAAGGCTCTCAAGAATTTATTATTGAATTATCAGCACAAACAGGGTTGGTTGAAGATCAACTAATTCATATAATTCGTGGTGGAGACCCAAAGTCTCAAGGTACTTGGGTGCATCCTTACTTGGCTATTAATTTAGGCCAATGGCTTTCTGCAAGGTTTGCAGTTAAAGTTTCACAATGGGTAACCGAGTGGCAGCAGGGCGGCGCAAAGGCTGTGATGCCTGCTCATATTGATCGCTATATTAAAAATAGAGGTAAGATACCTTATGATCGTTTCTCAATGTTAAATGAGTTAACTCTCAATCTAATAGCCCCTCTTGAACAAGCTGGTTATACTCTCCCTGAAACTATGGTACCTGACATTTCTGAGGGTAGAATGTTTTGTAAATGGTTAAGAGACAATAGAAATATTGAGCCAAACGACTTTGATACATACCAGCACGAATATCCTGATGGAAGAATCGTGCCTGCCAAACTTTACCCAATTGACTTATATGAAGATTTTCGACGTCATTTCAATGAAATCTGGTTACCTATTCAAGCACAAAAATATTTTGGCCAGAGGGATCAAGCTGCATTAGCACATGTTCAAACTTTGTTGCTGACTGCACAATAGAAACTGGCACTATCTTGTAGAGTGGCAGTCAACATAACTGTCATTCTATTCAACTGCGATGAGTACCGACATATTGTACAGTTCTAGTTATCACTTGGCACCGGTCTCAGGCCGGTGCCCCCCCCACTGTCTTATTAAGTAAGATTTTTACTTTACCAAAGTTAATCTTGGTTTATTTGTTCTATATGACGAGTTCTTAATATCATTTCTTGTGTAAACGGCAGTTGGTCTAAATAGGAGAGCAGATACCTCCTCTGTGGGCAAGTTTAGCAACCTAGATATTTCTGGAATATCTACCCCGTTGGCTTTCAAGGCAGGTAATAATTTATCAAAGAGTAACGAACGCTCTCTATCAATTCCGTTAGGCTCACCAGTTCTATATCCTAAACCAGTAGCCTCAACGAGTAAGCTACGATATTGCCATTCAGTAAGGAGGCTAAGGTTTTTCATTCTGACGATAAGCGCCATAAGAGACACCAACCAGCACCCTTTAATCTTAATTAAGCTCTTGATAGTAGCAAAACCAGGAGCCATTTCAAAGACACTAGTTCGAGGCATAAGAAATGCTGATGCAAAATTATCAGCCTCAGATTCAGCATCTCTTCCAACGACGGAACCATGACGATGAAGCAGTAAATGCCCCAACTCATGCGCGGCATCGAAACGGCTTCTTTCACCTGATTTTTTAGTGTTCAAAAAGACAAATGGGATACTATCTTTCCAAAAAGAAAAAGCATCTACATCTGCAGTATTCTCCGATAAAGAGAACACTCGCACGCCCTTTGCTTCCAATAGGTGAACAACATTTTTAATGCTTTTGTTTCCTAATCCCCAGTGTTCTCTAATTGCCTCTGCAGCAACTTCAGGCTCGAAACCCCGAAAGTCAGGAATATCTTGCTTTGGTAAAGAAAACTTATCCGAGAAAAACTCAGATAGCAGAAACCCTAATTGCCCTGCCGCAATAGCTGCATGCTGATCTGCCGCTTTCATCGACTTTAATGAACGAAAAGACACTGTTGATGCGTCCAGACTTTCGATATCATCGCCATAAAAAAACTCTATAGGATAGCCGAGTGCAGAGGCCATATCCATTAGTGTTTCAAAGGTAGGTATATATTTACTTGTCTCATTCTCATATGCCGAAACCATTTTCGACGACATACCTATACATTCAGACAACGTCTTAAGTGTCATCTTCCGACGTAAGCGAGCGACTTTAAGTCTATTGGGATTATACTGCTTATTCATTTTTAAGCTTTCTTAGAGATATCAAAGTCGATATCATCGTTAAACTCTGTTTTATTATCAGGATCAATAATAGTATCTTCATCAAGTGATATAGCTGAAAATATATAACGCTTTTTCCAGCTATCAAAATATCCAGATGCAGATAAGTTCATAGGTAATGATAACTCATATCTCACTTCTTTCTTCGACTTATCATAATGATAAAGCAAAACCCAAGTTTCATGTAAATCAATTGGCTCTGAACTGAATACAGATAGCTTGTCATCTTCAAACATGTCATAATTTGAATTAACAAACCTCTTAGTAGCACTTCCTTTGTCATTGTTTGATGAAGGAGTTCCTGTCTCAATACCAGTCTCTTTGTCACCAGATGTAACAACAATTGAAATGCCTAGCTCACCATTTGCAGTAACTGGCAGTCCATTTTTATCAGACGGTTTCCAACCAAACGGACTTAGTTCTTGCCTTAATATTCCAACTGTTTCACCCCATGCGGTTACCCCCCCATGTGTGCGAGGGTGAAATGAAGTGGCTTTTAAATAGACTCTGGCACCGCTCTCTACAGCACGCCGAAGCGTGCCTTGGTCAATCCCTAGACGTGCGAGAAATGTCACTGAATCTTCTTGCAAATGTAACAGCGCTGCCTTTTGTGTCATAACGGTATGCCTTTTAGGTCCATTTCCCTTTTTTTACATCATTTTGAGGGAAAAAACAAGAAATGGGTTTCTCTCCCTTTCTAACCTGCACCCCCTTCTCCTTCTTTTCTGACAGCACCAATCGCAGCTCTGCTGCCACTTCCCCTACAGGTGCATTTTGATTTCGCAGGTAAACTCTCACCTCCGCCTCCATCTCACACGCTCGGATAGACACCTGGCAGCCGCCCATCGGAGCAGCTCGGTAAGTTGGGCTTCGCCGCAGGATAACAGCCCTCACCTCCGCCGGCCGCGGGGCAAACTGCCGCTCGGCATCTTCTCCAAGCTGCAGCACAGCCTCGCGGATCTGCTGCGCATTGAAGCCCCTGAGCAGGCTCCCCCAGGCCAGCGCCACGCCGCGGGCATTACCGTCCAGCTGGTTAGCACTCGCTGGCCAAAGTCCGGCCATCAGCGGCAGCAGCTCCTCGGCTAGGAACACCGACATGCGGGCGCTGACCTGCAGCGCATCCCCTGGTGCGCTCAGGGCCGTCGTCTCGTCAGAGCGGAGTGCTGTCGTCATAGTTCCCCCTCCCCGACTCCCTGAGTGCCTTAGCGGCCTGCTGGGCCGCCTGTAGGTTTTCCAGTGGCTTGCGCTGGGCTGTTGTCCGGAACGAGCTGGCAGCCCGGCGTATCCAGTTACGCCAGGTCTTCTCCCAATCCAACTTGACAGCCTTGGCGCCGGGCAGCGCCTGCCAGTAATCCGCGAACGTGGCCGCCTCCAGAAGGATCCGCTCCCTGGGGAGACCTGTCTCCTGGATAGCCCACCTCCCCCACTCTCCTGGAAGTCTCCAGTCATTCGGCAAGCGGGTACCTCGTCGTGGCGTCCCACTGTCTGGGCGTTTGTCCCCCTGGGGGGATACAGGGGGGATCTTTGGTTCAATGACTGGATCTAAAGAGTGACTGATTCTATGTGCAGCTCCTGCACCACCCCCTAGTGCAGCTCCTGCACTACCCTGGTGAATCTCCTGCACCTCTGGATGTGCAGCTCCTGCACCATCCAATGTCAGCACATAGACGTTCGATCTCTTCCCTTGAGGCCCTACCCGAGATTCCTTAGTCAGGAGCCCCGCGTCACATAGCGCATCGATATGATTAATCACTGAGCGCCGAGAGATCTCACACTGATCTGCAATGTGTTGGTACGACGGCCAGCATTCGCCAGTATCGCTGGCGTTGTCCGCCAGCTTGATCAGCACCAACTTCCGAAGTGGATTGCCCACCTTGATGCTCATGGCCTTGGCCATCAGTAGCATGCTCATGCCGCCACCTTCCCTTTCTTCTTATCTTCCCTCGCCTGCTGGCGCTGTTTCTTCTGGACCAGCTTGGCCATGCGCTTGGCGACCCGCAGACACTCCGAAAATACGGCCCCCTTCCGGAAACCTGAACTCTTCTCGTAGTGGCTGACAGCCTCCTTGCAGGCCAGGTGGGTAGCTTCGGCAGAGAAACAGTCAGCGAGCAGAAGTTTGCGAACATGGTGCTCGATGAATTCCTTAGGATGCATGAAGCACCTCCTGCTCGGTGTAGGCACAGGCCGGGCACTCAAAGGCGTGGTCATCGGTACTGGATCGCAGTTCACTGCCGCATCGCGGGCAGTGGTCGAGATCATGAGGCAATGGGTGGCCCCCATGGGCCATGGTTGAATTGGTCATTGGCTGGGTCCTGGTTTGTAAAGCCCGGTGGTGAGGCGGGCCAAGGAAATTAGGCGCTAGGCTGGTTCTCGGCGCGTTCAAGGGTGCGAGCCTCAAGCTCGCGGGCCAGGCGCAGGGCCTGCCGGTCGGTACCGGCGGCATGGGCAGTCGAAATCAGCGGCTCATCGAGGGCCAGGGCCAGCTCATGCATGACCGATTTCAGGATGATGTTGTCCCGATCGCTGACATGCTGGGAAGCCGGGCGCGGCGGGCGGAGTTGCGTGGTCATGGGTTACCTCCCGAGGACGAAGTTGATGAGTTTTTGCAGGGGGCGAAGGGGGCGCTCCTCGTTGTAGGCGGCCTCGTCATCCGGGCTGAACTGGAGCAAGCCGCGCTCGGGAAGGCCGGAGCCGTCCAGGATCTCCTCGACGGTCACGGGCGGATATCCCTGGTCGAGCAGGCTCCGATTGGCCCGTTTCACGGCCCTCGCCAGGATTTGTGGCTCATGTTGAGATATGGCCTTGAGCAGGATCAGCAACGAGGTGCGGGCAAATGCGGTTTCGGTCATGCGCAGTTCTGCGCCCACTTCCTGCCACACCTGGCGCTGGCCCGGAGTGCCACGCACCTTCAGCGGTGACAGCGTGTCGAGTTTTTCGTGATCGGGGAGCGAGATTCTTCCCATGGAGTTGGTCCTCTGTGTTGGGTGGGAAAGCGGGCCGGTGGTTAGGCGGCCTGCTGGGTTGCGGTTTGTTCTGGTCGGTAATCCTCCCATCCCATATCGAGTGAATGCCCGCTATGGATAACAAAGCTGACAGCGTGGTTTGCAGGCACTATGCCCTTGTTGTGCTTCCTCCACTTAGAGAAGTTGCATCGGTCAATGCCGATAGCCTCACTGGCCTTGGCAGCATTGCCGAAATACTGTTCGACATCTTCAATGCGCATGGGTTGGTCCTCATCATGTGGTCTTAGAAGCGCCATTTTGTTGCCAAAAGGAAATTTAAGTCAAGATGATCAGTGCCCCTTTGACAATCACCACCGCGGTAGACTTGGTGCAAGAAAGCAACATTGGTGAAGTGATGAAGAATTTTGCTGAGCGCCTTGAGGCTCGAATGAAAGAGATGGGGGTGTCACCTGCCGATCTCAGTAGAAAGAGCGGGGTGAGCAAAGCCGTTATCAGTCGCATGCTCAATGAGCCCGGGCGTGAGATAAGGGCTAGTAGCCTGATGTCCATCGGCAAAGCGCTCCGGATAGACCCGGTGTGGCTGTTCTTGGGACGCTCAGCAGATAGCTTGATCCGTGACATTGAAGCCGGTCCTGGTCTTGTACCTGTATGGACTATGGCTGCCCTGCAAAGAGACCATATCAGCGACGCCTGGCCGCACACAAATACAGGAAAATCACTTGCTACAGAACGTGAAGGCCACCTGTTTGCTCTCGAAGCTGATGATGATCAACTGAAAGATGCAGGCATAATCACTGGTGTAACCTGCCTAGTTGACCTCGGGGACACGACCCCAGATCACGGTGACATCATGCTGGTTAAGATCATTTCAAGTGACCAGTTCCGCCTTCTACGAGCCATCAAGGGCTTAGACTGCTGGAGGTATGGAGTTGATGATCCAAGAGTCGGGAGCCTCACAGCTAAAGAGTTGATCACGCTTGGTAAGGTCGTAGAAATCCGCAGATAACCTCCTCCCCCCGCCATTCAATGAAGCCCGCCATGAGCGGGCTTTTTGTTGCCTTCAAAAAATTTTCAGTTTCCTTTTGGAATCATCATTGACATACCGTTGTCTTTTGGCAACAATGAATTTGTTCCAGATTGGCAACTACTTGTGAGATGCGATTTCAGGAAGCAACCAAGACCAAAATCACTACCCAGAGGACCAACTCATGAAAATTAATGACCCTGTGCAGTACACCAACCCCCGTACCCGCGTCACCGTGCCGGCCGTGATCACCGACATCACCGACCTCGGCAAACGCCGCGGAGGTGGCCTCTTCTACACCGTCAAGACCGAGGCGGGTAAGGAACACCGGGCACGTGCAGCAAGCCTGCAGGCGGCTGCGTAACGAGTTGCTCCCGTCGAGCGCGGGAGCACTCAACCGCATGAGCATTGGCTCAGTGTTCAACCGGTTGAGAAGCATCATCGACAACCAGCAACAGGACCCAGCCCCTAACCAGGGCAGAAGAAATGCGCCTGACCAGCGCGTAAGAACGACAAAGCCCGCACAAGGCGGGCTTCGAAGGGCTGGGGTACCACCCCAGTCAGATGTCACCAGGGGACCAACCCCAGCAACGGGACCCATCCAGCCAAAAAGCTAGGAAGGGAGTTAACGAGGACCAACTCGTCAACAGGAGCAAATGTACCATGACCAAGCACATTTTTTCCAGGGCCGCAAAACGTGCCGACCAAGTGGTAGCAGCCATCACTGACCGCCTGAATGGCAACGCCGCTCGCCGCCGCAACATCAAACAACGTCTGCACTTGGCCATGATGGCCGCAGAGCAACACCACATCGTTGCCGCACGCGCCGCCCAGAAGCGCACCGCCGGCATCACCAAGCACGGCGCCCTCCTCCACTGGCGCGCCGAGTTCCACCGCAACGCCGTCTAATTCAGCGACGGCCGGACCTCAATTGCGCAACAAAAGGAGCCAGGCGTGAATATCGCTCTGCATAGCCACCGAAATCATCAGGGTCATGGAAATACCAGGCGCCATCTTTCCAAACGACCTCCACATTTCCAGGCTTATTAGGGTTCTTTACGACTTCACAATCATAAGGAGACGTTCCGGTGGCAAAGACAGAACAAACAACACAATCGATCGAGCCAGGCATGACAGTAATCCAGTCACCAGGGCCAACTGAAGGACGTTCTTTCATCGTGTTTTACACTCCCAAACAGCGTGTATTCATGGGTCTGAATGCGGTTATAAACAAAATAGAAGGCACATCAGACCTAAATGAGATAAGGCTAACATTACTAAACCGTCTGGAAAAAATTTCTACTTGGGAAGGCGAGCTTTGCAACGTTGATCCCAAAGAAAATGAGCTTGAACAGCAATACCCCACCCCAGGTGCAACCTACACGTAGGTCTCACTCACAGAATTAGGGTCTGGCGCTTCCCTTATAGCGCCGTAGCCAAAGCCTCTTTCTCAAGCACCACAAGGATGCTTTGGCTTCGCTCACGCCAAATTCGGCTGAGCTCGCTCTTTAACAACCTGGACTGGGAAACCTCACACGAAATCCATTTTCCCGATGGATCCGCCCTGACCTGTAAAACCAGAAACTGGGTGGCTGGAAGAGGTGGTGTGTGCCTAATATTAGGCGACACATCCAAGCGTCACGAGTGGTGCTTGGATGTGTTATTGGATAGCGGTAGCTCAGTTGTAATCTTATTTTTCTTACGGAAAGAATTTAAAGCTCAAGTAGTCCTGGGCATAGCTGATCCATTTTCTGTGCAAATTCAAGACATGTAGTGGGTTTATCTTTCTCGTTAAAAAACTCATTATAAAAACTATCAACAGTACCCATCACTGGATCTAAGTAAACAGCTTTAGAAAGATCGAGCGCAAATGAACTTATATTTTTGTAATTTTGAATAACGCACAGTTCAAATAACTTATGGCTAAACTTATTGAACATCTCTCTCTTTATTTCATTGGGCTGGTTACTGACAGGACAATATCTGTTCTCACCTGACTGCATAGCCATTTCATTTGTCTTACCTATATCATTAACATTAAAGGCATTACTTGAACTAGTTATGTCGACGAATGAAATAAACAAGGCTATCAACCCTAGCCCAGTAGCACTTTTACCAAAGTAATCCCAGCCACGGCAAAGCACTAGAAACAATATGGCAGCAGCTATGAATATAGGAATAGATGCCAAGATGCCCACATTAATAACTTGATACAGTCCAAACCCTATGAAAAAAATAATAACAGCAACTTTTACCTTATCCAACTCACACACTCCCAATCAGATGAAATATAAACATTTACGAGAACAATAATTTCAATACTTACAACTATCGTGTTAACCAAAGGACCCGATCATGAAAAAGCGTACCGACCAAAGCAACCTTACCATCCCCCCTCTCAATGACGCATGCCGCAAACGCCTACGTCAGTTGCGTGAGCAACTCGGCCTCAGCCGGCCGAAGTTCGCCGACATGCTGGGCATCCCGCCTACCACGCTCAAGAACTACGAGTTGAACTACCGGGAAATCAGCGGCGGCACCCTGCTGTTGATAGCACAGCACCCCGAGCTTTCGGCCAACTTCGCCTGGCTGACCACCGGCCTGGGTGAAGGACCCGTGACACAAGGCTAAACCCGCAAGAGGAGCTCGCAATGCCACTTCAGACGGATAGAGACGAACCACTGCTTATCTTCCAGCTCACAAGTCGTGACGGGAGAGTCATCAACATCTACAGCGATGGCTTTATCGATGGCGATGGGGCTGCGGAGTTCAACTTCGTCAGGAACTACTTCACCCCTCGGTTCGATGCGATCAGAGGCTTACTCGCTCGAGTGAAGGACAGAGGGATCCCCGATGACGAGCTTAAGCGAATTTTCGCTGGCTTTTGACGGCATCTCGCAAGGCTCCGCCTTCAGCGCCAACGCTATAGGTTCGAACTCATCAGACAGAAAGTAAGTCACCTGCTTATGGTTATCACTGAGAACCGAAAACACCTTGTGCCCAACAGTGCCCTGAGCAATTAACACACTGTCCCACTCAGTAATTCGTTTGTATTCAGCACTGCTTGTGCTGTCCGTAACCACCTTAAACCACGCCATAACCCCTCCAGCAAACGAAGCGTCAAATGATTCCAAATTAACGTTTCTTGCTGCTGATTACCACCAGGACCCAGACCATGAAGCCACTGACCGAGGCCCAGTTGATGGGCTTTCGCGGCTCAATGCCGCCCCGCACTGAGCACCACTACAGCGTGAACGTCGAGCCCGGTACCGAAGATCGCCGGGTTGCCCATAAACGCACAGCCACCCGCCGCGCTATCGAGGAATACCACGAGGCGCGAGTCCTGCGACTGGAAATGGAGGTGTAGCCATGACCAACGAAACAGCTCTTCTAGCCCTGCTGGAGAGCCAGGAGGCCGAGGTCAACGCCAAGGCTGAGTGGATCGCCGAGTGGAGCGAAGAGAACCTGCCACTGCTGCTGGCCGGCCAGCTCGAGACCGACGCCGCCACCTTGCTCGCCGAGGTGAATGCCGAACGAGCGACCCAACTCAACCAGGCCATTTACCTACTGATGGTGTCCGGCGACAAGGTGCCGCTTACCCTGCAAATCCAGCAGGTACTGAATGCCGGGCTCGATGCCCTCGCCCAAGAGGCCTGGAGTAACCACCTTGCCGCCCTGCACGACGCAATGAGCGACGAGCAGTGGGAACACTACCAGCAAAGGAGCGCAGCATGAACGCCATCGCCGACACCTCCGCCGCGCACCCACTGGGTCGGGTGTTTGGCCTCTCCAACGAGGAGTACCACGCAGGCCCCGGGGTTAGCAAAAGCCAGCTCGACCAGATCGCCGAAAGCCCGGCTACCTATATCTGGGCCAAGAACGCCCCGCTCGACCAGGAGAAACTCAAAGCCTTCGACATGGGCAGCGCCATCCACTGCCTGCTGCTGGAACCGGACGAGTTCGAAAGCCGCTTCATCATCGCCCCACCGTTCAACCGCCGCACCAACGCCGGCAAGGCAGAAGAGGCCGAGTTCCTGGCCAGCTGCGCCGAGCTGGGCAAGACGGTGATGGATGCCGAAGAAGGCCGCAAGCTCTACCTGATGCGCGACAGCGTGATGGCCCACCCGGACGCACGCTGGCTGTTGGAGCAGGAGGGGCACAGCGAGGCCTCCTTCTACTGGATTGACCCAGAGACCCAGGAGCTGTGCCGGGTCCGCCCCGACCGCCACCTGAGCAATCACCCCATCATGATCGACGTGAAGTCGGTAGACGATATGGGGCGCTTCGAGCGCCACGTCGAGGAGTTCCGCTACCACGTGCAGGATGCCATGTACTCCGAAGGCTTCCACCGGGTGATGGGCGAGCAGTCGGATTTCGTCTTTCTGGCGGTCAGCACCAGTGTGAACTGTGGCCGCTACCCAGTGCGGGTGCGCCCCCTGACTGACGACTGGAAGGATGCCGGCAAGTACCTGTTCCACCGCGACCTCCACCGCTTCCACGACTGCCGGGTCAAAAACGACTGGCACGACTTCAAACCCCTCCAACGCCCGACCTGGGCGACAAGGAAAGCAGCATGAGCAACATCACCAGCATCAAGCAGCAGGCGGCCGATAACTTCGCCGCCCAGTTCCCCATTCTCGTACAGCGAGGCATCGACGAGCCGACCTGGAACGCCCTGTGCAACACCATTTACCCGGGCGCCAACCCCGATTCGGTGGTCATGGCCATCGACTACTGCAAGGCGCGCGGCCTGGACATTCTGCTCAAGCCGGTCCACCTCGTCCCCATGCAGGTGACCGATGCCCGCACCAAGGAGAAGGTCTGGCGGGATGTGCCGATGCCCGGGATCGGCATGTACCGGATCCAGGCCGATCGCTCCGGCAACTACGCGGGGGTCGACGAGCCCGTGTTCGGGCCGGATGTGACCGAGGAGTTTCAAGACCCCTACAACCAGAGCGCCAAGATCAAGGTCACCTACCCGCAGTGGTGCAAGTACACCGTCTTCAAGATGGTCAACGGCCAGCGGGTTGCCTTCCACGCCCTGGAACGCTGGAAGGAGAACTACGCCACCCAGAGCAGCAAGACCGAATGCCCCAACGCTATGTGGCGTAAGCGGCCGTATGCCCAGCTCGCCAAGTGCACCGAGGCACAGGCGCTGCGCAAGGCCTGGCCGGAGATAGGCAGCGAGCCCACCGCCGAGGAGATGGAAGGGAAGGAGATCATCATCAACGAGATCCCCGGCAACCAGCTACAGCAGGCTTCCCCAGCAAAGAGCCGCGCCCTGGATGCCATCCGCGGCCAGAGCGCCGAACCGGTCACCCTGGAGCACGAGCAGGTGGTCGACCCCGCCCTGGCGGAGCACGCCAACGCCTACGCCGACCACTGCGCCGCCATCGAGGGGGCATGCGATACCACCGAATGGCAACAGGCCTACACCACCGCCTGGACCTGGGCCAACGAAACCGGCGACCAGAACATCATTGCCGGTATCAAGCAGATCGCCGGCGAGCGCAAGAAGCAGCTCAGTACCGGGCACCGCGCCCAGCAATAACCAACAAGGCCCGCTCACTGCAGGCCTTTTCAATCCTAAGGACCCGTCATGACCGCACAAGCCAAGACCGACAACTCCCAGGCTCAACTGGTTGTCATTGAACCCACTACCGCCGTCGCCCTGTTCACCGAGGGCCAGGGCATGGCTGAACTACTGGCCGATATCCGCCAGAAGGCAACCAGCCTGGTACCCGACATCACCACCGCCAAGGGCCGCAAGGAGATCGCCAGCGTCGCCCATGCCGTCGCCCGCACCAAGACTTACCTGGACGGGCTCGGCAAGGAGCAAACGGACAAGTTCAAGGAGATCCCCAAGCGCATCGACGCGAACCGCAAACAGATCCGTGACACGCTGGACACCCTGAAAGACGAGGTGCGCGCCCCGCTCACCCAGTACGAAGCGGCAGAGGAAGCCCGGGTGGCAGCACTGCAAGACCGCCTAACCATGCTGAAAGACCTTGGTGATTCAGGCGCTCACGAGTTCGCCGCCGCCGATCTGCAGACCATGCTGCAGGAGATCGAGCAGACCGCGCTGGACGACACCTGGCAAGAGCTGTTGCCCCAGGCAACCGTCGCCAAGGAGCTCGCAGCCAAGCGCCTCGGCGAAGCGCTGGCGGCCCGCCTGAAGTACGAAGCCGAGCAGGCCGAGCTGGAGCAACTGCGCCAGAAGCAGGCCGAACAGGAGCGCATCAACCGCGAGCGCCTGATAGCCGAGCAGGCGGCGGAGCAAGCCCGCCGGGAGGAAGAGGATCGCCAGCGCTTGGAGCGTGAAGCCGCCCAGCACCGCGAGCAGGAGGCCCAGCGCCAAGCCCAGGCCGCCCGTGAACGTGAAGAACAAGCCAGGCGCGATGCAGAGGCAGCCGAGCTGGCCCGCCAGCAGGCCGAAGCCAACGCTGCACGCCAGGCTGAGGAGGCAGCCAACCTCGCCGCTAAGCAGGAGCGTCAGCGCATCGAGCAGGAGCAGGCTCGAAGGCAGCAGGAAGACGAACGTCGTGCCGCCGATATGGAACACCGTCGCACAATCGACAACGCCATCCTGATGGACCTAATGGGTCTGGGGATTGAGGAAGATAGAGCCATCAACCTAATCAAACACATCGCCAGCAACAAGATCGAACATCTGACCATAAGTTACTGACATAAAAGTTAAAATAGGAGAAGTGCCAACATGGCTGACTACCGCGGCTCCACCACACAGACCAACACTCGGGACATGACCCAAACTCCCCTCTGGTTGTTCCGGGCACTGGACCGGGAGTTCCACTTCATCCTCGATGCCGCCGCGCTACCGGAAACGGCTTTGTGCAAGAAGTACCTGACGCCGGACATTGACGCTCTGGATGTGGATTGGAGCGACTTCATCAGCCCGTCAGTACGGGCCCCCTGGGCCTGGCTCAACCCGCCCTACTCCAACATTGGCCCCTGGGTGGAGAAGGCCATTGAGCACCAAGCTAAAGGCATTGGCACCGTTATGCTGGTCCCCCAGGACACCAGCACAGAATGGTACCCCGGCGAGCGTGCCAGCGAAGTGCGACACATCACCGGTTACCGCGATGCCAATGGCAAATGGCGCAACGGTCGAGTGAGCTTCATCAACAAGGCCACCGGCGAGGAGATGAAGGGAAATCCCAAGGGATCCATGCTCCTTATCTTCGCCCCAGGCTGGCGCGGCAACTGCCGGATCCGCGATGTCAGCAAGATAACGTTGCTGCTGGCGGGTACAGAACCCATCAGCGCGGCCGCCTGATACCCCAGCCATGATTTTGGGTGACAAGTAATCACGGCCCTTCCTTCAACTCAACCAGCGCCCCATCCTCTAGGACAGGAGGGCCACACCATGCAACAACTTCAACTGACCATCGACCGGGACAGCCAACTACTCAACGACCTGGTTAGCACTGTGCGCTCCCCCACTCTTTCCCGCTCGGCCAAGCTCGCTGAGATCGGCCGTATCCTGGCCCACTTCGATCTGCCCATCGAAACGCCCCGGGTTGCCGGCCAGCTCTGGAGTGCTACTGAGCTGGGTAAGGAGATGGGGATAAGCGCTCAAGCTATTGGCCGGCTAGCAAACCAGCACAACCTGAAAACTACCGAGATGGGAGAGTTCCGCCTTGACCAAGCAGCCCACTCACACAAGCAAGTGCAAACCTTCTACTACAACCACCGTGGGCGTCACCGGCTCACGGAACTACTGCGAATGAGGACCAACGATGCAAGCACAAGACTTGTTGAAACAACTAGCAGATCACCTGGATTACGGACAACGAATGGGTGATGAACTAAACCGATTGAAGGACGAGCTCGACCAAATCAAGCATGAGCTATCGGAACTCAAGCAAGGTGGGAGTGACGAGGGATGGATGGCACTCAAGCAAGCAGCCACAAGGATCGGGCTCTCAACCGATGCTTTGGCTCAGCGATTCCGCCGAGGGCTCTACCCGGAGGGTGTGGTTTGGCGCAAAGAAGGCAACCCTGACAACCCAAAGTGCCGGTATCTCGTACACCTGGCATCCCTCCGAAAACACATGAGCACCCAGGTAAACTAAGCCATGGCGATATCTCAGAAAGTTCGAAAAATGCTGGACTCGTCACCCGGCGTCCACATTCATGGTGGCCGGCTACGCGTGGCCTTCAAACTACCGGGCCAAAAAAACCTCTGCCGTAAATCGCTCGGTTTGCTTCCAACAGAGGCGAATATTCTCTATGCCTCGAACAAACTCGCAGCCATCAAGATCGACATCCAATGCGGGTTCTACAGCACCAACGAATCCGCATTTTGGGTCAAGCACTTTCCAGAATCAGTGCCGGCAACCGAACCCATCAAGCAGTTCACCCTCCAAGACTATTTTTCCATCTACCGTGATAGCCGACAGATGGATTTATCCTACTCATCACTGCAAAAGATAAGGAGTGCGGAAAGATTCGTGGCCGAGTCCCGTATTTTAAAAAATGACATCTCAACGATTACTCACCGAGATTTAGAGCGCCTTCGGAACGACGCCTTGCAGACAAGAAAAGTCGGCACAGTACAGGAATATTTCAGGGTCATACGTGCAGTTTTTGAAGAGGCGCTGAAAGATGAGGTGATCGACGAGTCGCCCTTCATGCGACTACGCCGTCTACGGCAAAGTGACGAAGCGCCAGAGCAGCGAGTTGAGCCATTCTCACGAGAGGAGCTTTCACGCCTGCTGGCCGTTACCAACATCGAGAACCACCGCTTGATGATCGAGTTCCTCTTCTGGACGGGGATGCGGCCGGGCGAGATGAAAGCCCTTGCTTGGGAAGACATCGACATGACTGAGGGCTTGATCAAGGTACGATACAACATCAATCGCCTGGGGCATCTCAAACCACCCAAGACGCTCGCGGGTTACAGAACTATCGAACTGTTGCCGTCGGCGATGGCAGTGCTAAAACGCCAGCGCGAGTTGACCTTCATGCTGCCGGCCAGAGCAGAAACCCTATACATGCGCCATAACAAACAACGAGAGGAAATGCGAAGGAGAGTGTTTCTAGGAAGGGAGAATATGCCTTACGTAAGGCCTGAGCTATTTAGTGCCCCAGGGTACTGGGCAGGCCTGCTAAGAAAAGCGCAGCTGACACATCGAGAACCGTATCAGCTGCGCCACAGCTATGCCTCATTACTATTAATGGCGGGAGCACACCCAGCCTATTTGGCCAAGCAACTTGGACACAAAGACTGGGGGATGATCCGTACCATCTATGCCCAATGGGTCAGCAACGACAATCCGGATTACCGGAACGAGTTGGCGGAAAAACTGGGACAAGATGACCCATATACGACCCACAGGCAAAGCAACAAAGCATAA